TGGCCGAATTCACCGACCGCCCCACCCTCGCCGTCCGAGCGCAGGAACAGGCCGGTATCGAACGGGCCGACCGTCGGCTTGATGCCGGCGGGCGCCGCCTCCGGGAGCCACAGCTTGCCCAGGTGCCGGCGCACGTAGATCTCGAAGTCGTCGCGCGGGCTCATGTGGTACAGGTTGCACATGCGGCCGACTTTAAGCCGAGCCGCCGAGCCGGCGAAGGAATCGAATGAAGCTCTTCCTGTTGGTGATCCTCGTCGTCCCTGGACTGGTGCTGCTGGCCACACCGGCGCTGCCGCTGGGCCTGCTGCTGATCTGGTTGGGCTGGTGGATCTACGAGCGCTCCGGCATGCGCAGCTCGGATGCGTTCGTCACGGTCGTGATGGTCTCGGGCGGGATCGGCGCGGTGGTACCAGCCGCTTTAGAACTCCTTCGGCGATTTTGAACCGCCTTGCCCCGCTGGTCGGAAACCAGTTCACGGCCGAGAACAACCAGATGTGGGAATCCCGATAGCTGGAATCCGGGGCACATCCGGCGCACCTCAGTCGCCAACCGCGTGCGCTTAGCGCCCATCACCCCTACAGCTGTGCGGCCTGCATGAAATTCTCGGCGAATTTGCTACCGGGCGACGCGGCGTTGCCAGCTTAACTCCGGTCCCGGATCGAGCTTGTCAGTGCGGGTTCGCGGCCGAATCCCCTCGCAAAGCCGCGCCAATCCTCGCTTCGCCTCACCGCGCGCAGAATTCAAGCACCTTCTGCGCGGTCGACTTTCTCGGCTAGCCCAGTTACATCTTCATGTCAAGCCGGGTCGCGCTACCGCTAGTGGATTGAAGGTCCCACGACCCCTAGATATAGTCGCTTCCGAGCTATCCTTCTCACATCCCGCAACAGCTCCAAACGGATCTGACATGAAGAGACCCTAAGCCGCCCCACCGCGTACCCCGCCAGCGGTGGGCGGAAAAAGGAAGACCCTGACAGCGCCCAACTTTCCAGGGGAGTGCGCTGACAGGGTCACCGGGCGGGGCCCTCGTGAAGTAGGCCCGACGTTGCTCATCTACCGCCGTTTAGACGGCAGAAAGGAGGTGAATCATGAATGGCTACGGCTAAAAGCTATCCGCCCGTTCCTCCGGGTCATGTCCTGGTTTTCGTCGCCTGGATCACTCGGAAGGACGGCACTCGGCTCTACGCTCGGCAGGTCGGTAAGCGGGCATTCCCGCTGATCGTTCCCGCCAAGTAAGCGGACGAGCTGCGCCTACTCACGATCCCCCAAGACCGGAATCTTGGGGGATTTCAGTTTTATTCATACGTGAATTGGATGCAAGATTCATATCGAGCACCATAGCTGCGCGAACTGTCTTCGTTGACACGGACATCATTCGCGTGATACGTAAATAGGTTGCCATTGGCGTCAACGTACGTGTTGTGAATTGCTGCGATCGCTACGTGGCGGAGTCGTTGAACTGGTGGTTGTGCACGCTTCTAAGATTCGCACTGGCACTGGGTACGCTATTCGGCGTTGCGGACTACCGTCGTGGTCATCACGGTCTTGGCCAGCACATTCTTCTTGACCTGCAGCTCGTCGAGCTTCCGGCGCTTGTCCGCCGGCGTCAGACCTCGGTCTGAAATGATCCGGTCCCGGGCCTTGTTCAGCGCCGACAGGCGCTTCGCCGCTTCGGTCACGACCGGCTCGGCAGGGATCTTGTCCTTGTGCTCGATGCGCAGCTTTTGCACCTTCTCCAAGTCGCCCTCGCGGGCGTGCGCCTTGATCGACTTGGCGATCTCCTGCAGTTCCTCCCGCATCTTGTAGAGGTCGTTCTCGTAGACCGTCGACCGGGCCGGATCGACCTTGTAGAAGCTCTTCACGATGGGGAAGTCGTCGGGGCGCCATTCGGGCCCGGGCGGCACATCCTTCAGGTACTTGGCCAGCATGTCCGACGCGCCCAGCGCGTACACGCCCACGGTGCCCAGGTAGCCGCTGACCAAGTACTCCATCCGCTTCGGGCTCATGCCGGTGGCGTCCGCGACCGGCCCCATCGCGTCGGCCGCCGACTTCATCGTCTCGGACGTGCGCGCGTTGTACCGACTGCGCGGCAGCTTGCCCTCGTCGGCAACGGACTCGATCGGCGCGTCGCGGAAGCTGTCGCGGTTCATCGCGACGTTCAGCGCCGGCCGGAACATCTGCGGCACCGGGTCGAAGGCGAGCTGATCGCGCACGTTGGCCCAGAGCCGCTCGCGGCTCTTCTTGTTGCTGTCCAGTTCCTTCAGGTTGCGCGCGATGCGCTCGGGGATGGTCGCGAAGATCACGCCCAGCTCGAACGGCTTGGGAATCTTGAAGTGGTGGCCCCCCACGCGGATGTGCCAGTAGGTGTCCTTCTCGTAGTCCGGCAGCTCCTCGTACCAGTCCTCGCCGTCGTTGAGGAACGCCAGCAGCATGCTCGCCGCCGTCAGCACCAGGCCGACTCGCGCCAGGCGCTTAGGATCGGCGCGGCCAAGGCGGTAGAGCCCCTGCACCCGCGCGTTGAAGAACGGAAGCACGTCCGCCAGCGCCTGATAGATCGACCACGCGCCGCGAAGGTTGAAGTCCATCAGGTCCTTCGCTTCAAACGCGGCCGCGGTGGCACCCTTGCCGGCCTTCGATGTTGCCTCGTACACCGCCTCGCGGTTGGCGTTCTCCAGCGACTCGCCGGCGTGACGGTAGAGCTCCCAGAACTTCGCCGGCGTGTCGATGATGGTGGTCATCACCTTGTTCGCCGAGGCGGCGCCGATCCCCTTCGAACGCAGTGCCCGGCGCAGCGCGGCGGCGGTGCCGGCCGGATCTGCGGCGTTGACGCTGCCCGACTGGAAGCTCGCGCCGGCGAACAGCATGCTCTCGTAGCCACCGGACTCGGCGAAGCTCTTTGCGATCCCGCGCAGCGTCTTGGCCGGATTGATGCCATCGCGCGCGATCGCGCTGGCGGCCAGGGAGTCGCGGATCAGGTTGCGGATCATGAAGGCCGGCTCGGCGGTCACCATGGCGGTGAGCAAGCGCTTGAAGGCGCGCATCGAACCGAGGAAGGGGAAGTCGAAGGGCACGAAGCTGGTCACCGCACGAAGCAGCAGCGGATCGTGAACGCGGTAGAAGGCGGGCTTCCCGTCGCGCATGACGCGCACCACGTCCGGATCGGTGGGTGCCTGGATGGCCCACATCTTGGCCATGCCCTCGAAGGCCTCCGGCGGAATCGTGTCCAGCACGTGCGCCGGCGTCCCGGCTTCCTCCAGGACCTGCTTGACCTGCGACGTTGCCACGACGACGCCCTTCATCGCGTAGCCGGTCTTCTCGATGATGTCGCTCTTCCCATCCTCGAGGATGTCGATCGTCTTGCGAATCGCGTTGTTCTTGAGGCTGGCGTCGACGAGCCGGCTGAAGTTCATCAGCAGGTTCTCCAACGGGTCGTTCAGGGCCGCGGTGCCGCCGCGTAGCGTGCGAATGCCGCTGCTCTGGCCAGCCAGCCCACGCTTGCCCTGCGACACGCCCAGCGCCTTGCTCTTCCCGCCGGCGATGTTGAACTCGCCCTTGTCGAGCTGGCGATAGAACGGGATGTAGTCGGCGTGGTCCCAGCTGGCGCGGCCGACCGGGTCGATGAGCCCCGCCTTCTCCGCCAGGTCCAGCACGCTGCGCTTGAACTGGCTGTACTCGCCGGCGATCTTCACGAACTCTGCTTTCCGGTCCTTGGCCAGGCCCTGCAGCGTGCGGATCTGGTCCTCGGTGAAGTTGTGTTCGCGGCCTTCCTTGAAGAGCCGGGCGGCGCGGTTCCCCACCATCCAGCCGAAGAAGGCATTCAGGTCTTCGCCCAGCGGCGCCAGGATGTCCAGCAGCCCCTTCGTGCCCGGCACCTTCTCCAGGTGCTGCATGTTGTCGGCCCAGCGCGCTTGGCCGTGCAGCATCAAGCCTCGCATGACCGAGCTGGTGCCGCCGTTGGCCAGCCGCGCGGCAATGTAGGGATCCTGCTCCACTGGCAGTGCGCCGATCTCGCGCTCGATGGCCCGCTTGATGCCGTGGAACTGGTCGAGCGTTCCCTGTCGCACCTCATCGGCGAGAGCCTGCCGCGACTTCAGAAGCTCCATCGCGCGGCCGAACGCGCCGCGCAGGCGCGTCATGGTCGAGGGTGAACCGCCGAGTCCGGCACGGGCCAGCGCCTCCCGCTCTTCGTCGCTGTAGCGGTCCTCGGACAGCGACAGCCGGGCGTCGTCGTTCAGCCCTTCGGCTTCTTGACTGCGGCCGCTGCTTCCTTCGCCCTGCCCTGCACCGCCTGCTTCTTCTCCAGCGGAATCGCGGCGAACCTGGCTCGCGTCTCCTCCGCGGCCTTCTCTCGCTGCTTCTTCAGCGCCGCCTCGAACTCCTGCGGCGTCATCCCCAGGTCGGCGGGTGATCGTGTTGCCATTGAGCGTCCCTTCGTAGGCATGTCCCTCCGGCAGGTCCTGCCGCGGCACACCGAGTTTTTCCCAGAAGCCTCGGGCCTCCGAGACGATGTTGCTGATGTTCAAGTCGCCGTCCGCGGCATCCACCACTGCTTCAACCGCCGCGCGCCCGACCCCATTCTGACGACCTTTCCCTGCGCCCGGATAGACCTCGATGTCCAGCAGCGACACGGGCTTGTCGCGCTCCATCAGCAGATCGACCTGGCCGAAGACGTCGAATCCCTCGGCGGGCATGATCAGGAAGCGCTGCACCTTCTGACCTTCGACGGGGATCACCTCGAAGCGAGCAACGTCGATCGGGTGCGCGAGCACCACCCGGTCATTGCCGAAGATCGGATTCCCGTCGTCGTCCTTCGACGCCCAAGCGCCCATGCGCTGGGCCTGCGGCGCCGGCACCGGCACCGGCGCCGGCGCCGCGTCCTCGGCGTTGCGCGCCTGCACCTGCTCCGCTAGACTCAGCACGTCCCCTGCAGAGCGGATGGAAGTCGGGTCGATCCCATCGGATCGAACAGTCGCGTCCACCCATTGAGCTGCAGGGGATTCCTCATTCAGCTCCACGGCCTCCACCGTGTAGAGCGGATTCGAGTGGTTGGGATCGACCGTTTCCTTCACGGTCAGCTTCACCAGCAGCGCCTTGTCGCCCACCACCATCGGCGCGAAGAACCGGTGGATCGCCACCACGTTGGTGTTCGCCGCCCGGTCCGGCTTACTCCATCCGAAGGTCGCCGCCTGGAAGAGCCGGTCAGCATTGGCTACGGCCCGCGAGTGCGCGGATGCCGACTCCGACTTGCTCACCGCCTTCGCGCTCAGCATCTTGTCGAGCGTGTTTCGGGAGACCGTCGCCTCGATGCCGGTTTCTTCGTTCGTCAGCGTCTTGCCCTGGAAGGCTGCCGCGGCGGCGCGCGCTTCGGTGAAGGTGCTGGCGTCACGCCATTGCCCATCCTCGGAAAGCGACATCCGCGTTTGCCGGGCGGCCTCGCTGGTCGACTGTGCGCGCGAGAACGCGAGCATGGCGTCCGCGACCGCGGCTCGGGCAGCCTTCAGGTCCACGATGTAGCGCTCGGTGCCGTACGGCCGTCGCTTCATCACCTTCGCCAGCGCGTCGTCAATGAAGTTCATCACTGCCTTGGCGACGCGGCGGAAGCCGCTCGGCTCCTGCTGCGCCATCGCCCGCCAGAAGCCGCGGTCCGTGAAGAAGTCGCCAACGACATCGGCGATCCGCTCTTCGGCCAGGACATCCGAGTCCAAGGGCTTCAGGTTGCGCGCCGCTCGCGCCGCGTTCAGCTTGGTGGCATAGGCGTTGTCGCTGGTCATCACCGCGTCCAGACGCTGCTTCAAGCCGTTGTAGACGCCTGGACTGGTGGACCGCAGGCGGTGCAGCAGCTCGTGCCCCAACACCGCCATCACCGGCCGGGTCGAATTGGCGTTCAGCACAAGCGTGTCCGGCGTGTTCGGATGGATGATCCCGTCGAACAGATTCCCGTTCGGCTGCTCCACGAAGACGACTTTCTGCCCGAACACCTGGCGGGCGAGCGCGCGCGCTGCCCGCAGGTCCGACGACGCGTTGTCGACGTCAACCGCGACCACCTGGTGCTTCCCTGGAGATCCAGTCGCCTTGTCGACGAACCGCTGCAGGGCCTTGGCGGCGGCGAGAGCCTGCGCGTCACGACTCGGCGGGAACTTCGATTGCGGGCGCGCGGCAGTGGCCGCCCCGGCGATGGACATCCGCGTGTCCGATTCGACCGGTGCCGGCACGTCGGCGCCTTTTCGCAGGCGCTGCACACGGCCGTCATCCAGCACCGTCTTGTCGAGAACCGGCGCAGGCGCCTCTTCGCTCATCCCAGCGGTTTCAGGCTGCTCCACTCCTCCGGTTCGAGGACCTGCTGCTGGTTCGCTTCCCTCGCTTGACGGCTCAGGGCCTCCTGCAGGCGCAAGCGCCGGCTCGGCCGTCGTCGCGGCTTCGGCCAGCCGTCCTTCGACGATCGGCACTTCCTCGGTTCGGACATTCAGATCTCCCAGGGGCTTGCGCTTCGTGCCGTCCTTGACCCACGACTTGAAGGCGGCCATCGGCAACCTCGTGATCGCGGCGGCGCCCTTCCAGTCTGCGGCGTAGTTCGACTGGTAGAGCGCCCGCGCCTCGTCTTCCGAGCTGACGCCCAGTACCACCTTGTGCTCATCGAAGGCGCCGGTGTTCGGGTCCACCTGATCAACGACGAACACCGGGCCAGCGTAGTCCGCCGGCGTGCCCGGTTTCACGAACAGGTCGACGTGATCCTTGTCGTTGCCCACCGTGCCCTTGATGTAGCCGTAATGGCTCTGCAGGGTGTTCTCCCAGGCGGTGCCGTCGGGCGACACACCGCGGCGGACACTGCCCTGCGGGTTCTCGATCGCGATGTCCAGGCCGGCGATGCGAGCGTGTCCCTTCTTATAGACGCCAGCTTCCTTTTGCGCCTGCGTCGGTTCCGGGAGATCGTTCATCGGGCTGGTAGCAGCAGCGTGCGCTCGCTGGTCCAGTTCCGTCTCCATGGCCGGCGCCGCGGCCTGCTCCGGGATGGCGGTGACGGTCGCCTCGGTCTGCGCCGGTGGCTCTGCAACAGCAGGCGCGGTCTGCGCATCGGAGGCCAGGCCCGTACCGTCGTCGGTGATCTCCGGCAGCGGCGCTGCCTGCTGCGCAACAGCTTGGTCATCGACCTGCTGCGGCGCCGCGCCAGCCTGCTCACCCGGGCCCGCTGGCGCCCCCCGAGCTTCCGCCCCGCGCTCGCCGCTGCCCAGCGCACTTTTGATGCCGTATCCACCCGCCTGGATTGCGCCTGTGGCCATCAGCGTCTGGACCGCAGTGTCGCGGGCGTTCTCCAGGAAGCCCATGATGGAGATCGGCTGGTTCAGCCCGAACTCCGTCCCGTCCAGCAGGTACTGGCCGGCGCCGGTGATCTGTTCGCCGATCTGCTCTCCGACCTGCGTACGCGCGATCTCGCCGACTTGCTTGCTGAACAGACCACGCTTCTCCATCGCTGCGATCGCGCGGTCGGCCCAGGCCGGCAGCTCCTCTGCGGTCTTGGTCGCGGCCTGGCTGCGAAGCGCCTTCATCGCCGCGGGCAGCAGGCCGTAGCGCTCGCCCACGTATTCCAGCGCCGCCATCGGCGCCGCGTAGGCTGCCGCCATGCCGGGCGACTTCCCTGCCTCGCGCGCCTTGACGTAAGACTGGCCGAACACGGGCGTGACCATCATCGCCATGCCGACACCTGGCTGGCCCGCGATCGCTGCGGCGATGCCTGGCGCCATCTGCCCGATTGAGTTCACCGCACCGGCTCCCATGCGCTCGGCATAGTTCGCGACACCGGTCAGCGGGCCGCTCGCGCGCATTCCTGTCTCGAAAGCGCTGCGCTGCATGTGGGCCAATTCGTCGGACGCGGCGGCCCGGACCTCGGCGGCCTGGCCCTTCTTCTCGTACATCGCCGCCGCTTCGTCGTCGCCCATGGCGCGCAAGGCGGCAGCCATGCCCCCGGCGGCGCCCGTGCGCAGACCCTGCTCTGCCTGGTAGAAGCCACGGGCAGCGAAGCTGCGGCCGCCCATCTCCTGGCCTTCTGCGCGGGCCTGCGCTTCTTCGTCGGGTGTCAGAAGGCCATCGCGGTTCGGGGCGGCCTGGGCCAGCGGCACGGTCGGGGCACCGCGCTGCGCCTGACCGGCGGCGAGCGTGTTCGCCACGTCCCCGCGCATGCCCTGCTCCACCAGGAACCGGGCTCTGCTCTCGACCGTCTGGCCTGGGATTTTCAGCCGCGCTGCGCCGCCGTCAGAGGCATCGAGGTCGGCATTGATCTTGACGGCCGCCTGCCGGGCCCACGCCGGTGCGCGCGGGCTCTCTTGGTAGGCAAGGCGGTCCGCGCGCGACATGGCGCCCATGCGGCGCATCAAGTCTTGGCGCATCTCCGGGCTGATCATGCCGTAGTCCTCGACTCGGACCGGATCCGGCTTCATCTCGGCGAGCCGGCGCTCCCACATGCGATTGGGGTCCATGCCCTCGGCGCGGCGGCGCTCGTTGTCGGCGATGTCGCTGCGCACCGCGGCGAGGCCACCCGCCGGAGCGTCACCGAGCCCGCGCCGTCCGGCTGGTGCGAGCGCAGGCGCAGGCGCGGCAGGCGAGGCGGCCGCTGCCGGCCTCGGCGCCGTGGCCTTTGTCAGCTCAGCCAGGATCTCGCTCGAGCTGTAGCCGGCCTTCCGCGCGCCTGCCGTGTCGAAATTGCTCTGGCTGCCGAGGTGATCGGCGATCTCGTCGTCGCTGTAGCCCGCGGCGCGGGCGCCCTCGATGTCGAACGCCATGCGTCAGTTCCTTTGAAACGAGGACAATGGCGGCCGACCGGCCGGGGCGGATCCGGCCGCCGACGGTGCAGCGTCGCCGAGCGCGCGGCGCGACTTGCCCGCCCCCGGCAGCATCGCTTCGGCACGCTTCCGGTTCGCTTCCGGCGTCGCCGTGAGGCCTTCGACGCTCTTCCCAACGGCATCGGCGGTCCGGTTGATCAACTTCTGGTAGTCGATCCCCCGCACCGGATTGCCGTCGTCATCGGTGATCAGCTTCCGGTCGCCGTTGCGGAAGATCATGATCTGGCTGCCGTCGTCAGCGGTGATCGTCTTCAGCACGCCATTGCCCTTGCCGCCGGCGCTGGCCAGCCCCCGCTGCGCTGCCGCGCTGGCGCGGATCTGCGCGACGGTGATGGCGCCGTCGAGCGACATCTGCTTGATCTTGGTTGCCGCGTCGATCTTCTTGTCTTCGAGCTCACTGCGCTGCTCCGCCTTCTCGGCGTTGGTCTTTCGCTGCTCGTCGCCGCGGTACCCGGCGAGCTTCTCCATCAGCGAGTAGCGCGCCGCCTGGACCGGATCCATCGCGAACTGCATGAGGCCGTCGACCTGATCCGCAGTGATGCGGCTCGTCTTCGTCTCGCCGGTTCGCTGGTTGCGGCGCTGGACGTCCCAGGCAACCGGGGCCTTGGGGTCCGGGTTGTTGACCTTCTGCACGCCGTCCAGGTCGTAGCCGTCGTCGATCGTCGAGTAGACGTTGCGCAGCAGTGGCTCGACATCACCCGTAGCCTTGAATGCCTGAACGCCCTGCTGCACGGCCGACTTGCGCATCTGGGCCCGAAGTCCCTCGTCCTGAATCCACTGCTTCGCGGCGAGGTCATGGCGACCGAGTTCGAACAGGCGGTTCGTGCGCGCCTGCGCCGCCGCGAGCAGTTGCTGCTCGTTCGGACGCCACGGCTGCGCAGCTGGCTCCGCGTCGATCGCTCCCTGGTCGGGGAGGCTGCCGTCGCTGCCGCCGTTGCGGAGGTAATTCTCGGGCGCTGACTGCTGGCTTTCGGCCTGCTTTCGGAAGCCGGCCATGGTGTCCATCATGGCCTGGTCCGCCGCGCGCGTATCGCTCAGCAACCGATCTTCTTCGCTCTGCCGCCGCTGCTCCCGCTCGCGCTGGTTGCGCCTCCAGTCCAGTTCCTCGCGCTGCGCCGCCAGTTGCTGGCCATCAGCAAGCCCTCGGCTCAGGCCCATCGCCAGCGATCCCAACCCTTGGAGTCCGCTCATGCCTTCTTCCCTTTCAGCTTTTGGATGCGGTTCACGATGCGCGTGATCCGGCCGTCCAGTTCCTTGATGGCGGCGACCTCGACACCGTTCGAGTCGATCGGGTCTTCGCTGCGGACGCCGCGCTCGATGGCGTCCCCCAGGCCGCGGCGTGGCGTCTTCAGCTCCCGCGACGACGGCATCGTGGTGGTGAGATAGCCCTCCATGTCCGGCGCTTGATAGGCGACATCCTCCAGGCGAGAGGACTGCTGCTGCGGGCTGGGCATGATCGACTGCAGGATGCGGACCTTGTCCATCGCGCTGAGTCCATCACCCGATGCACCTGCCTGCTCCGCGCCGCCGCTCGGCGCTCCCGCGGCGGCGGAGCCGACCACCTGCGAAAGCCCATTTCCGCCGGTGGTCGATCCTAGGATCGTCCGCACCAAGCGGTCCTTGAACATGTCACTGAGGCCGGACATCAGGCTGCCTCCGCCTGATCGAGCGCGTCCTCGATCTCGTCCACGCGGGCAGCCAGCGCCGCGATCGCAAGCTTGTTGCGCCGTCCCGTCTCCGGAACGCTGAGCATCTTGCCGCCCGGCGCGACGCGCTCACCGAACACGTGCCGCGCGTCCTCCGCGTACTCGCCGACGTGGGTGCGGCTGTCGCCGAGCCCCGGCTTGTATTCCCAGGCCTCGACGGCCGGCAGCTTGCGCATGCCCTCCAGCGCCGCCTCCCCGAGAGAGCGGGCTCCGCGACGCTTCGTCTTTGCCTTCTTCGTGCTGGCCATGAACATGGACCCCACGGTTCCAGCGAGTTGGCCGAGGCCCAGCAGACTGCTCATGCCGCTCGCGCCCGCGGCCTGTTGCAGCTGCGCGATGTTCCCGTACATATTGCCCGCCGCAGTGCTGGCGCCGGTCGCGCCGCCATACGCCTGGAGCGTCGGAGCCAGCGACGCGTTGTACGTGGCCTGTTGGCCACTGAGCTGCCCGGCCGCCTGTCCGCCTGCACCTTGCGCAAGCGATGCCGCCTGGAGACCGGTCGAGGTCATACCTCGCCCGAACTTGGCGACGTTGTCGGTGAGGCTCATGCCCGTGGCTTCGACCTTGTCGCGAGCCGCCTGGGCAGCGCCTGCGCCGGCCTTGGCCTGCTGCAACCTTGATGCGTTGTCCAGCGTCAAGGCGCGGCCGCTCGAAAGCGACACCCCCGCTCGCCCAAGGGCCTGGGTCTGCGCGAGTCGCTGCGCGTTGCCTTCGCGCTCGACGCCAGCGCGCGCCTCTTCGGCTGCCTGCATGCGGCGCTCGGGCGTGTCGTAGTTCGCCGCCGTCTCGGCCAGCCGGTTCTCGGCCGGCATGCCGATCTTCAGGTACTGCTGCCACTGCTCCGCGCTGCGGTCGTCCTGCGTCTTCTGGGACGCCATCGAGGACTCGATCAGCTTCTGGAACAGCGGATCAAACTGCTTCTGGCGCGCCTCCGCCTTGGCGGCCTGCTCGCGTGCGAGTGCAACCTGCTCGCGTGCGACCTCCGCGTTCTGGATCGCAGCCTGGTTCATCCCCGACGTGTCCGGTGCGTCGGCGCACTGAAGCAGCAAGCCAGTCCGGACCATGTGCAGGAACAGGACGCGGTGGATTACCTCCGCAACGGAGACGAGGTACTTTCTCATGCTGTTGTCCCAGGGTGGAAGTGCCCCTGCGCAGCGGCGCTGGCAGTTGCGTAGGCCGCAGCTGCTGCTTCAGGTGTGGTGAAGGATCCGAGGTGCCTCGTGCGCCCGTTCTTCGTGAATTGCGCGATCCACGTGCCGTTCTGGCTGTGCTGATGCACGCCCTTGAACCCGCTCCGATTCCGGAGTGATGTCCCTTTGTTCCACTGGTTGCGCTGGTGGTCGGCCATCCTCAGGTTGTCCGGCCGGTTGTCGTCCCGGACCCGGTTCTTGTGGTCGATCTCGCCGTCCGGCCACGCGCCGTGCAAGATCGCCCAGGCGGCGCGGTGTCCCATGCAGTAGCAGACGCCGCCGGAATGGCTGATGACGATGACGACATAGCCGCGTGATCGCTTGCGGACCATCTTGCCGGCGAACTTGGCCGTCCAAACGCGCCACGCGTGCTCGCTGACGAAGTGCTCCGGCCCGCAGTGGCGCCAAGTGAACACGCCGGTATCGCGGTCGTAATCCACGCGGTCCAGCAGCACGCTGAGCGGCACCTTGCTCTCGTTCCGATGCTTGACATGCATGCGTCAGTCCTCGAAATGCTTGTGGAACTTGAGCGCCACCGGCGTGTAGCCGAGCCGCCTCATCAGCACGTCCGCCTTGTTCAGCAACTTGCTGTCGGCGCGAATCTCTCGCGCACCCACTGCGCGCAGCGCCCGCTCGGCGTAGCGCATCAGCGCGACCACCAGCAGCCCGCCGCGGTGCCCTGGAGCGACGAACAGGGTGTCTTCTTCTGCAAACAGCGTCTGGGTGTGCAGCGAGACGCCCAAGTACATGCGGACGTGGCCGACCAGCTCTCCGGCGGCGCGGACCGTGAACTGCAGCAGTTGGCCGGAGCGCTCCCGCGCCGCCATCGCGGCGTAGTCAGGGTCTAGCGGCAGGCCGTGGCGATGCTTCTCCGTCTCCAGCCAGTGGATGCGATGAAGCTCGCGCAGTTCGGGCAGGATCTCGCGGAAGCTCTCAGCCCTGATCACGTAACCGCGATGCCCCAGCGGTTCGAACTGCGTGATGTCGATGCCGCGCTCCGGCCCGAAGCGCACGATCCCGTCCAGGATGTGGCACAAGTCGGCGGTTAGGACCTGGCCGGCATGGGCGGCGAGGCATTCGCGGAAGGTCTGTAGGGTGGTGGCGTCGAGCATGGCGTGCTCCAGTGACGGCGCACCATATGGCACCCTCCGCGCCAGATGTTCACCCGCCCAGCGCGACCGGCTCCAGCGGCATCGACGTGGCCGGCGCAGCCTCCTGCACCTCGCTCGGCAACGGCGGCCAAGCCACCGCCGACACCGCGTCGACATCCACCGCGGTCGCCAGTGCCTGCTCCAGCAGGTTCGTTTGGTCGATCAGCCACTGCCGCCGGGCCACCACTGCGACACCCGCCCTCATGATCTGGTCCAGCGTCAGCACCCTCATCACGTTGTCAGCGCAGCGCCAGGCCTTCTCGGTCTTGCCCTTGGACTGCATTTCCATGAGCGCACCGAGGATGTCGAGTCGAGCGGTCGTATCGGCATCGACGGCGATGCCGTCCACGATCATCGGTGCCGTGTCGAGCACCTCCCTCTGCCGCTTCAGCTCCGCGCGGCGCGTCGCCCGCGCAGCATCCATCGTCGCGCTGCCGTCGACCACCACCTGACCGCCATACAGGCAGCAGGACGGCGCCGCGGCGAGTGCGTCTTCCACACCCGGAAATGACTCGAAGGAGAGCTCGAATGACCAGTGCTCCGGCACGGCATTAAGCAGGAAGGCCTCCCGGCCCGGCCAGGACTGCACGATCGCCGTCAGGTTCTTCGTCTCGAAGTCGGCCTCGGCCTTGACGACGCGGTGGTAGCCGCAGAGCACACCGCCCGGCGTCGCGGTCTGGAAGAAAATTGCCATTGGGTCATCCCTTCACGGGTTGGATCCGGAGTACGAGTACGCGCTCAATCTCATCGTCCCGGTCGTGACAACCGGCGTGCCGCTGGAGCTGGTGCTGATCTCGACGTTGAGCACGGAATCCTTGATCTGGTTCGTGGCAGACAGTTGCCACACGCGGTTTGACGATAGTTGCAGCCACGTGTTCAGCGTCCCCGAGGTCGGGAAGTCTCCGCTGGCCAACGTGACGCGGATCCAGTAGCTATCGCCGATCGTGCTTGAGCCGTTCTGGTACCAGTTCGTCCCGTTTCGGAAGTAGGTGACCTGGGCCGCCGCAGTGGCGCCCCCTGTGCGGATCTGGCTAGCGCCCGTGCTGACATCAGTCTTGACTCCAAGAAACGTGATGCTGGTCGAAAAGACCCGCATCGAAATGTCGTTGCCGTCGAAGGCGAACTCGGTGCCGTTGGCGCTGGTGATCTTGAACTTTTGGACGCCACCCTCGTTTCCGAGGAAGAACCCCTGCGCCGGATCTGCGTAGTTGCCCTTTCCGCTGCGCAGAGCGCCTCCGGAAGAGACCTCGACCGTACCCAGATAGGCCGAGTACGCCGCCAGGTTGACGAAGGAGCCTGTGTCGATATGGGCGCGCTTGATCAGCGCCGAGCTCATCACGACATCCCAGGTCGCCTGGGTGAACGAGCCGCCCAGGTTCTGACCGATGGTCGCGCCATACGTGGCGTTCAGGTCGCCGCTGTAGCCGAGCTGCCGCGTGCTGGTCGCCGGCGCCGGCGAGTATGGTCCCGGTCCGGTCGCCGCTGGCCCCACCGCTTCCATCTGCGGCGCGGCAGCCCAGAACCATGACTCGGTGTAGGGCGCCATCGTGTTGTACTTGCGAATGTACGGCCGGGCATATCCTGCATTGCCTGGGGCAACGCCGATCACTGAAGGACGCCGATAGAACTGCAACGAATCCGCCGGTCCCCATGGGTTCTCCGTGGCGACAGGGCCGCTGTTCTGGTCGCTGATGAAATTCCCTAATCGGTCGAACCACTGCAGACCGACACCAACGTGACAGCGATGGGACTGAAGGTAGGCCGAGAAGCAGTACCTCTGCCCCGGCACCACGGGCACCGAGTGGGCTAGATCCCATGGTCCGAGGGGATAGATGTCGACCCCGACGCCACCATCACCACTCCCGTTGTCGTTGTTCTGGTGGATCGTGACGTTCTTCGTCGTTCCGCCTTGAAGGTTGTACTCGGTCGCCCAGATATTCGAGGCCCACTGCAGCCCGACGTCGATTGCGCTGCCATTGGTGTTGCCGTAGGCCATAGTCATCGCGGCGCTCTGATCCGAGTTCGCGACCAGGTTGGTCCCGTAGGCGATGGCCGACGCCAGGACCGCGCCGGATTCGAAGTACTCCCGAAGGCTGGGCTCGCTGCCGTCCACCAGGTTGATCATTGGGCGCCCGAAGAGCTGGGTCGCTCCCGCCGAGGCGTAGTACTGGTAGGCGCGGTGCCCGTTTGCCCCGCCCGAGTTGTGGTTGAAGTTCACCCCACCAGCGACCAATGCACCCGTCTTGCAGTCATAAACGCCTGCGCCATCGTGCGTGTTGCCGGTGCTGCCATACGGGAACACATAGCCCACAAACAGGTACCAGCGATCACTGGCCAGTTGGTCGCGCGGCACACCGCCAATGAAGTACGGATTACCGTTGCTGTTTGTGGTGTTGAGGTCGCAGACCTGTCCCCAGAGAGGCCCCCACCACGCCGAACCGGACGCACCGCTATGCTTCCGAATTGGGACAACAAAGCGATAAGTTTTTGATGGGTTCACGCCGGAAACTGGCGCACCATCCCAGCCGCCGCCGCGATCTGCGTTGCCGGCCACCTCCCGGGCATACCAGACGATGTCGCTTCCACCCTTTGGACCAAGTACACCGACATCGGCGGTCGAGTAGAGGGTGTTTTCCTCCTGGTTCTGGGGCCAGGGGATGGCACCGAGGCGCTTCCAGAAGGCGAGATCGATCAGGTTATTCCGGATCGAGTCCTCGGCCGGTCGCCCCCCGATGTCGAGCCACGAGAAGGCGCTCCCGGTTCCGCTCGCGTCGAGGACGACCGATCCGTCTGGGCGGGTGATCGTCAGGCCCTGGCCATTCATATTCGCGGCACTCAACTTGCCACGGATCGATGCCGCCGCGAACTCCGCAGAGCCGTCGCCGTGGATCCGCCAGCCGCTCACGCCGGGGACGTAGTTGCTCGCCTGAATGTAGTTCCCGACATTGATCACGCCGGAGGTGATGCGAGACGCCGACACCGAGACGATCATCGCGTTTGTGATGAACGCTTGCGTGAAGCGGCCCAGCGCCGCCTCCAGGTTCTTGATGTAGGTGGCCTCCATGTAGACGCCCACCGGCAGCAACTCTCCGGCCGGCGTCATGGTGGGCGTCGTGATGACGGTGAACGGGTTGATGGCTGGCGTTCCGCTGGCGCTCTCGATCGTGAACAGGTTCGCCTTGAACCGGAAGTTCGAGGTCGGGTCCAGCTGCTCGTTGCGAAGCATGCCCTGCAGCGCGTCGAGTAGCCTGGAAACGTCCTGCCCGGTGGTCACCTGAAAGCCATTGGCGCCGCCGGTGGGATCGACGGAGAGCACGCCGTCGCGCGTCTTCCACTTCACCCAGATGTGCCACTGCGTGGCCGCGTCGGTCGGGAACGATCCGACCTCGCCGATGAAGTCGCCGACCTGCCCAGCGTTCGCGAACGTCGGCAGCGGGCCGGTGCCGGAGTACTTCGCGCCGTAGACCACCGTCGCCAGGTACCCGTGCCCCATGGAGAAGGTCGGCGGATCGGTCGTGATGCCGACGAAGTCCATGCCTGCGACGACGTTGACGCCACTCGGCGACGGCGGCGGCGTGAGGTCCGGCTCGTAGTCGCCCCCTCCTCCACCTCCGCCGCCGCTGCCTCCACCTGATCCGCCCGATGATCCGCTCCCCGCCTGACTCGCGGGGGTGCGACCGGCCTGCACATCGCTGGCGATGCGCCGGACATGGGTCAGAAAGAGGGTCAGGTCGTCGCTGAGGCCCTCGGGCACGGCTGGAATGCCGCGCGATGCCGACTTGCTGCTCATGGCTCGGTTGTATCGGCCGCCGCGTTCCAGATGCTCATTCCACCAGGACCCCCGCCACCGATGCGGCGGTGCTGACCTCGAGCTGGTAGTCGCGGCCGGCAGCGCCATTCGGCATGCGGTGCTCGCCGATGGAGAGCGCTCGATCCAGGCGCTGCACGCCGTCGATCCGAACCTTCACGTTCGGCGTTCCCTCCGCAACGACCTCCACCCATTCCGCCTCAGTCACCGCGACCTGGCGGTTCACCTTGCCGACGAAGGTGGCCGTCATCATCGCGGCGCCGGCATCCCACTGCTTGATGGTCGTCCCGTCGAGCACGAAGAGCGCGCGCAGCAGCGGATCCCAGAATGCCGCGGCATAGCCCTTGTCGAGAAAGTAGATGCCGTCCGGGTTGGACAGGTCGACTGCGAACCCCTTCAGCGTGCCATCGTTGTAGAAGCCGACGTAGAGCACCCGATCGCCCAAGGCGCAGTAGGCGCCGCAGATCGTGCTGGGCACCAGGCCAGCCCACTGCTCCGAGGTCATGGAGCCTGCGGTCAGATTGCGGTATCCGTCGGTGCCGTAGTACCAGAGCCCGTCCTTGGCGGCCCAGATGCAGAAGTACTCCCCGACGACCAGCGACCGCTGACTGACGATGATGGCCAGCGCCATGGGCTTCTGGTCCATGTTGGCCGGATTGTCGCTCTGGAACAGCTCGCCGCCCGCCTCTGTCAGCACCAGCAGGCGCTGCGCGAACGCGGCCTGCGCAATCGGCTTGGCCGCGAGGATGTACTCGTACTCGATCGGCCACGCGTAGACGTAGTTCGGCTCGCAGAACCGCACCGCCTTGCCCACCAGCGCCGCGGCGAACTGGTTCCAGCAGGTCGTCAGCCACGTCGCGTCGACCGGCAGCGGCAGCCACGTCTCGCTGGCCAGCACCGCGCCGAGCGCGCGAGCGTCGTCCTGCATGCCGCCGGCGCCGTAGGCGTACTCGCGGATGAAGCGGAAGTCCGCCTCGTCGGTGCCCGCGATGCGCTGTGTGCGGTACCAGCGGATGCGGTTCACGCCGTAGTTGCCCGCGGGTACGGACTCCGCCGTGGACAGATCCAGAATGGCGCCGACCTTCGCCGCCGGGCCGAGCGTCGGGAGCGATGGCGCCGACTCCCAACCGATGTCGTTCACCCAGGTGAAGACGTAGGACTGGCGCACCGCGTCACCGCTCGGCCCGTCCGTGTTCAGCGTGACGGCGGGCGCGGTTGTCGGCTGCGGCACCGCAAGCGCACGCGAGGCGTTCGGATACGGCGCCGCCGCCAGCGCCATGACACTGTCGGTCCACTGCGGACCGCCCGGCGCTCCGGTGAAGAAGGTTCGCTCGGTTGGATCGGAGGCATCGAAGCCCCGGATCGCGCGGACGATCTGGCTCCACGCCAACCAATGGGCCTCCGGCGTGGGCGCGTCGCGGCCCATCCGGTAGATGGTCAGACGACCCGCGCCGATGGGAGCTGTGTCGATCGGGAGCGGCTGTCGCCACGGACGGAGGTCCCCGCGGCCCGCTGGCTTCTGGTTGATGGACATGACGCCCAAGCCGGGCGGCAGCATGCGCGGATCCAACTTCAGGTTGGCGCCCAGGAAGCCGGAGAGTTCTGCAATCGGCATGGCGATCAGAAGCTGTAGGCCTGCTTATGCAGCCCTGCGAAGGTGACGACCTGGCAGGTGCCAGCCGCCTCCAGCGTTTTGAGGTAGGCGCACAGGGACGCCAACGCGGTCAGCGCCTCACCGGCCGCGTTGAACTCCGAGTGACAGGCAAAGACGGCCACGCCCTTGGCGGCCACCGCCTGGTCAACATGATCCTGCCAACGCTGGTAAACGGTCCCAGGCGTGAAGGCGCTGCTCATATTCATGCACCTGATGTTGTAGGGATCGCCATATGGCACGGTCTCGGGATTGCGGAAAGGGGGACTCGTGTTGGTGCCACTTGCAAATCGGCGCAGCGAGGACAGCGTTCTGCGTGCGGCGCGCAGGCGCTCCTCGTCGACGTTGGTCACCGTGCCGGAGCCATACGACCCGGAGCCGGTCTCGTGGATGCCGAGCTTGTTGAGCAGCAGCACGTGCTTGCCGACCTGACGAGTCCATTGCTCCGGGCTAAGGTTGAAGCCGGTTTCGTTCTGGTAGACCTGATAGGCCACCTCCCACCCGTAGACCTGGTGCAGCTGGGTGACTTGCTCCGGCGTCAAGAAGCCCGTCTGCCCCATCTTCAGGTCCGTGTCTGCGCACAGCACTCCCGGGAAGCTGTATTGCGACATGATGGGCAAGGCGTTGTCCCATGCGCCCGCGTGCAGGTCGTCGAACGTGAAGATGACCGAGCCCTTCGCGAGGGCGTTCGGCACGAAATCGATGCGCACCGGCCTCAACTTGCACCCGTTGGAACTGCCGCCGCCGGTGATCTTGATGCGCGCCCACGTGATCGCGGCCAAGTCCGCGCCGGTGCCCACAGCCGAGAAATAGCTTGTGGGCAGGGAGAAGCACCGCTGCAGGTTGTATCCCTGCACCGACGCGCCCATGAAGCCAGGGTTGAGGGCGTTCAGTGCCGTCGTGGTGTGGTAGTTCGCCGTCGGCGCCGACGGTGTGCCGGCGCTGTGCAGTTCGATGTAGAACGCGGTCGGCCCGTTGGTAGCGAAGCTATTGCCCGCGTTGTCGGGCCAGACATGGGTGAAGTGGATCGCCCCGTTGGTCACGTCGACAGGGGTCACCTGCGCCGCAGCGGGCGCGATGCTGACCTCAGCCGTCTGGCTCTGGGTGTACTCCACGATCGACGACCCGCGCGTGATCTCTCCATCCGTCCGGTCGGCGAAGTCGGCCAGGCGGTTGGTCACGAGGTTCGCCGTGAGGTCGAAGATGGCAAGCGGCACCGGCTTCTTGCGCAACCGTTGAACCGTGCGGAGGTTGCCAAGGGTCAGTACCGAGCCGGTCGGGTAGAGGTTGGGGTAGTTCGGCTCCCCATTCAGGATGTCGGCGTCGGCGCTGATCGCATCGGCTCGGTACTGGCTGAGCGTCGCCGTGCTCGGGCCGGCCGTCCAGCACTCCGCCTCCAGATTGCGCGACTGGCGAGCGATGCTGTCATAGGCTTTCACTCGGACCTGGTTGGCGTTCGCGATGCCCAGCAGCAGCGTCGACTCGCCGTGCCGCAGCCTGTAAGCCGTGCCGTTGTCGATCGTGAAGAGGATGTCGTGGTCGCAGCTGTTGAACAGCTCCATCGAGGTGCAGGCCAGACTCCCGAACGCGGTGTACGCGCCGCCGCTGAGCGCCATGGATAGCGTGCCAGCGAGCTGGTAGGTGTCCGTGGCCGTGCGCGCCCGCGCGGAAATCGTCGTCGGCTGCGTGCGACCCGGCACCGCCCAGTCGGAGCGGCGGAAGCTGATCTGGCTGGCATCGGTGATCCCGACGATGCGTCGCCGCTGACCGGCCAGCAGCGTGACGACGTTGCCCGCACCGCCTCGGCGGTACTCGACCGGAATGCCCTGGTCGTTGAAGACCTCGACCTCCGTGCAGGCCTGCGCCGGAAGCGCAGCGAAGCTGCCATCCGTCGGAGTAGCGCTCGTCGTTGCAGAGAGCGTCACCGCCGTCTGGACGCGCGGCAGGTAGCTTGGTGGCACTGCCCCGTTGACCAGCGGCGCCTTGGCCGCGAGCGCCGCGGCGGTGGGCCCGTTCGTCGCCGGGATGTCGACGGAGTCCTTGTCGGTCAAGGCGGAGAAGCTCGTCGCCCCACCGCCGCCACCCCCGCCCAGCGTTGCGAATTCGGTGCCCGTCCAGTTGTAGAGAGTGAACGGCGGGCGGTCGAGTTGGTAGATGACGCCCGGGATACCCGGCATCCTCAGGAGCTGTTCGGGGGTGATCGGCTGAGACTGCATTCGGATCTCCGGTGATGGTCAAACGGGATGGACGCGTAGGCGGCGACCGGTCTGCTTGCGGTTGATGCCGTATTCCGCCGCGGCCGCGGTGACGGCGGCGTCGAACCTATCGCGGTGGTAGGTGGACAGTGCCGGGTTGGCCCAAGCCTGGGCTGGGGCCGCGAACAACCGTGCGAGACAGCCATCGACCAGCGCTTGGCTGTGCCTCAGCCAGATTACGTCCGGGAACCCGGTTGCGTCCGGGCCCGGCGCGAAGGCGCGGAACAGGCGCAGCTGGAGCTCGGCGGGTGGCGTGGGGTGCAGTGTCAGCACGCTCGGGTCCTCGAACGTGATGACGTAGCGATTCGAGCCCAGGTCCTGCAGCGCCGGGTCGTTCTGAGCGAGGACATCCACTGGCGTGGCGTCGATCCACGCGTCGATCACGTCCAGTACCTGGACCTCGAGGTCGATCGCCCCGACAGTGCCGGTCGTCGCGAGCGTCACGTCGCTGGTCCAGCAGCGCGTCGCCTTGCAGAATTCGACGACGGTATCCCGCATGGCGTCCATCGCCTCCAGTTCCGGGCAGCCCTGGACCTTTCCGAGCACCCGGCGCAATGAGTCGAGCAGCTCCATCAGGCATCTCCCCCGCCGACGTCGGCGACGAACGGCAACTGCTTCAGGTTGGGATTCACGCCCGTGAGTGCGGCGGCCTGGGCGTTGATCGAGCTGGTGAACAGGGTAGCGTGCAGCTGGGCCTTGGGCATGTTCTGAACGTTCTTGCTGCCCTTGAGCAGCAGCATCGCCACCATGTAGTTGCGCAGGTCCTCCACGAACTGATCGTGGATGCCGATCAGCGTCGGATCCGATCCGGTCGCCGGATAGTGCTCCGATCCGGGCTCGCCGCCGTCCGGGATGCGCTTGGGCTCGGCCAGCCACTCGACGTCGACCCACACCGCCGGCGCGACCGGCACGCCCGGGCGCACGTAGAAGACGCGCGGCAACTGCTTGTCGAAGGCGTACTCGCGCACCACCGGAGCGGCCTTCGCAGCCGAGTGCCAGTCAGGATCCACGGCATCCAAGGTGTCCCGGTCGACGATCCGCACCACGCGCCCTGGCGTCTGACCGTCCGCGCCCATGTTGCGCACCAGCAGCTGGAGCGCGATGCCGAACGTGTCCGCCGCGGCCGACCCATCGCCCGGCTTCAGTTCGCCGGCCAGGACCTTGGTCAGGTCCTGCCGCGTGCCCGGCTTCAGCTTGATGGCGTCGACCCGTGCGCCTGCGATCGGTAGGTACTTCGCGATCGCGAGCTGCCCCAGGTTGGCGGCCGTCACCATCTCACGCTCGGGCCACCGCGAGAACTGCGGGCTGATGTCCTGGAGGACGTTACTCACGCCCTCCAGGAGCGCGCGGGCGGTCGTCGTGATCGACACGTCAGCCGCCCCGCTTGCCGCGCTTGACCGGCTCCTGCGGCGCCGAATCCGCTGCAGCCTTCCGCCGACCCTTTGCCGCCGACGCGGGCGCGGGCTCCGGCGCGGGTGCCGGCGCGGGCGACGACGTGGCAGAGGTTGTCGCGACGGCCGTCTCGCGGCGATTGGCATCCTCCGCGCGGAGCGTCGCGATGTGCGCTTCGACGAAGTCGAATCGGTCGCCATCCTCCAGGGCGTTCCATTCGTCGACGGTGAGGCCGCTGGCTGCCAGCGCCGCAGTGACGACATCGTCAAGCTGCAGCATCTGGCCACCTACGTGAATCTCCGGCGGATGGTTCGTCCCATAGATGCCGATCTCGCTGTCGGGCGGCTGCGGGGCCGGCGGTGGCGGAAGCGCCTGCGGCGCCTGGCGCGGCGCGGGTGCGGGCGTGCTCACCACTGCGACGTGGCCATCGCCGGCGAGGCGCCACACATCGGGGTGGCGCGCGAGCAGCGGCCATGCATTGGTGGGCACGGACTGGACATCGCCCTGACCCATCCACGTGGTGCCGGTGTGGGCGACGTTGTCCTGCTTGATCGGCTTTGCGCCGACGTACTCGACCTGAACGGTGCTCATGAGATTCCTTTGTCCTGAAAAGGAAGCGGGGGCCGAAGCCCCCGCCGAATGCACTGCGAAGTGCGTCAGGTCAGACCACGCCGAGGATCCGGCCCTCGCCGATCACGGCGATGAAGCCGGCCGCCGGCAGGCCAGCCGCGGACACCGTCGGCTTCAGGACGATCTGCACCGGTTCCTTGAAGGTGATCGGGTCGAAGACCAGTTCCACCCAGCCGGCCTGGGCGGCTTGGAACGCGGCGCTGGCCGCGGCGAAGAAGGTCGCGTTGGGCGCGACCGTCTGGTCCGGATGCGTCGAGCGATAGCCGATGTTGGCCGCCAGGACCGCGCCGGTGTCCAGGTCGGTCGCGCGGTACTTCAGGCCGGTCAGGCGCACGCCCGCCGGGATGTCCAGCAGAACCACCTCGTCGGCGGTCGTCAGGTTCGCCGTCACCGGCACCTTGTTGTCGTCCTGCCATGCGTTGCCGCTCTCGCTGGAGCCCTGCTTCGGCGCCGTGTTCTGGGGGCCTTTGAAGGTCGTCATGTCGATTCCTTTCGATGTTCGGAAGGAGCCGGGCGCGCCATGCGCCCGGGCTCATCTTTCGTTGGAGGTGGGCGATCAGACGCCGACGGCGCGGACAGCGGCGTCGATCACGAGCGCGCCGTGGTCGGTCGTCTCGTAGTTGCCGTTCTCGTCCTGGAACCGGAAGCGCAGCTTGCACTCGCCGCCCATCCATTCGCCCATGGCCTCGTACTTCGAGCCGTAGTCGAACGAGCGTTCCTTGAACGCGGCGTTGACGCCGCTGGACTCGTTCTGACCCAGCAGCACGCCGAAGGCTTGCGCGCCCAGCAGGATGGACCGCGACACGCGGTAGCCCGCGCCCAGGCCGGCGTTGACGACCTGCGCCGTCTCGGTCGGCTGGCTCACGTTCGAGCCCGTGTAGCGGTTCGCCGCGGTGATGATCTGAGTGGAGTCGCCCGGGTTGAAGTAGATCGAGTGCTCGATCTTCTTCATCAGGATGTTGCCCCACATGTACATCTCGCCGCGGAACAGCGGATGGATGTTGGCGCCCATCAGCTTCGCCCGCTCCAGGGCGTTGACCTGCCACGTGCGGATGTTGTGACCCGCGGTCTGGTCGGTCAGCAGCTGGTTCCAGGCCTGCGGATCCAGCAGCAGCACACCCTTGATCGGCTCATCGTCCGCCGCGGGGTCACCGGGCAGGCGGATGGGCTGGATCTTGAAGTTGATGCTGTCCAGGTACTCGCTGATCACGTCCAGGTGCGACAGCTTCCAGCCATCGGTGCTATCGATGCTGCCGAGCTGCTGGCCGCCCTGCACGACGGTGTTGCCGTCGATCACCAGGTGCCGGTTGTAGGTCGGCGCCAGCACGGGGTTGATCAGCTGCTCGGGGAAGTCCGACTCGCTCTGCAGGCCCAGGTGCCAGCTGCGGTCACGCTGCGAGCCACGGGCGCCGGCGATCTGCACCAGCGCGCGCTGCCACAGCAGTCGCGGGAAGTAGCCCATCAGCTGCGCCATGGCCAGCGGGCGGAGCTGGTGCACGGTGCGCTTCTGGGTCATCTTGCCGCCGGGGTAGACGACCTTCGACGCGTTGTCGATGCGCGCCTCCATCGAGGACAGGCCGATCGGATCGCCCTTCCCCTCGCGCATCTGGTCGCCCATGATCGGCTTGCCGCCGAGGATGTCCACCGCCTCGATGGTCACCTTGTCGCCGGCACCCTGCGACAGGTCCCGGACCATGATGCCGGGCATGCCCGGGTTGGACTGCTGCTTCAGGGTGGCCTCGGCGCCTTGTTGCGCCGGAGCCTGCCCCATCAGCTTGGTCAGGTTGGTGGGCTTGCGGGTGCCCAGGGCGGCCAGGGCCACCGATTCTTTCTTGACGGCGTAGCTCGCGCCGCTGGAAACGGTCGTCATTTCTCAGTTCCTTTCGATTCGTGGATCAGTAGATGACCCCGGCCATGCGCATCAGCTGCTCCTCGCTCATCCCTTCGGTCGCGGCGAGCAAGTCCAGTGAGGTCTTGCTGTTGATCGCGTCGTCCGCCGACGCCGGCGGCGTGCCGCCGAGGTCGGTCAGGGTGGGACGCGCCGCAGCCTTGGGCGGGGGAGGCGCGGCCGGCGTGGCCGCAGCAGCCGGCGCGGGCGCAGCGGGAGCTGCGGCCGGGGCCGGGGTCGGTGGGGTCTTCGACGGCAGAGGGATGTCGAACTCGGCCGCCACCATGCGCTCCACCTTGGCGAAGCGTTCGGCGAAGGTCAGGTCCGCAGTCCTCGGGTCGTTGCGCAGCACGTCGTCGAGGGCGACCGCGCGGTCCCATTCGGGACCCTTCTCGCTCATCCACTTCGAGATCAACGGCGATGCCGCGATGGCGTGGTCGAATTCCTCGTCCGATTGCTCGGGGCTCGGCGCCGGCGCTGCAGCCGCCGGAGCGGGTGCGGGCGCCGGTGCGCTGGCCAGCTTCTGGACTTGCGCCTGGGTGGCGCTGAGGATCTTCATGGCCTTCGACAGGGCCGGATAGTCCTGTTCGAGTTCAGCCAGTTCGGCCTCGGTCAACGTCTCGGGAGCGGATGCAGCGCGATCCACCAGCGCCTGGTTGCCGTCGCCGGCCGCCTTGCTGCGCGCCGCCTCCAGTTCCTGCTGGAGCCGACCGTTCTCCTCGCGGAGGTGGCGGGCTTCCTGCCGGGTGTTCTGGAGAACGGCATAGGGGATCACGCGCTTGCCATCGACGGTGGCAATGCCTTCCACACGTTCCGGCTCGTTCGGCGCAGGCGCAGCCGCGGGCGCTTGGCTGCTCTCCGCCGGCGCGGGCGCGGGGGCCGGGGTCGCCGCCGCGGGGGCGGAAGCCGGGGCCTCCGCAGGCGCCTGAGCGGTATCGCCCTGGTCCTGCACACCGGACTCCTGACTGCCGTCGTCATCACCGATGCCAAGGGCGGCATAGGTGGCGGCGTCGTTCCAGTCGATGGTTTCCGGGTTGAGCGCTTCGATGCGCTCTTCGATCGATTGCGGTGTCGTCATGGTCAGCTTCTTCCTCGTATCGGAGAGGTCCGGAAATGAAAAACCCACGGGGTTGCCGTGGGTCGGTGGTGCCGGCGGATACACCATCTGCGGGGCCGGCGCCCGCAGCGGCGAAAGGGAGACGCGTCAGCCGGCCTCGGCCAGCGCGTCGTTGATTCGGTTCTGCTCTTCAGCCGGGTCCGGCTGCGTGGCCTGGCGGATCTGCAGTGCGGTGGTCACGCCCTCGCGTTGAGCTTTGGCCTGCGTCAGCGCGGCGTCGGCCTCGTCCTTCGCGACCTTGGCCTCCGTGCCGCGCAGCTGCAGCTCCTGCGCCTTCTGCGCGAGCGCGGCCTGCTGTTCCTTGGCCTGCTGCTCCGCCTGCTCCGCGCCGTCGTCCTGCTGCTCACCCGGCTCCGGCACACCGTTGCGCTGGCGCAGCCACTTGGCATACAGCTCGCGGTTCTCCAGGTCGGTCGATTCGATGTAGGCCGGGAGCAGCACCGCGCGGGCCAGCGGGTCGTTGCCCGAGGCGGCCAGCGCGTTGCCCAGCTCGGTGCGCTGCTGGGCCCGGTGAGCCGGCGTGCTGGGCACGTCGCCGAGACCAGTGCGCACCGGAGCGTCATCGACGTGGTTGACCGGAATGCCGTCGGGCGTGAAGGTGTTCAGCACCACGACACGCGCCTTCTTCCCGGTACCGACCTCGACCTGCAGGTTCGGCTTCGACATGTCCTCGCAGATCAGCTCGAGGACCGCTTCGCCGACGCCACGCCGCGCCATCCGGTAGTTGTCGTTCGTCTCGCCCAGGCTGGTGATCGACTGCTCGACGAGGCTGTTCAGGGCGGTGCCGCTGCTGGCGCCGTCGCTGCCACTGCCCAGCAGCGCCGAGTAGATGCCCGGCACGTCCTGGATCAGCTGCTTGGCGTCCTGCATCACCATCACCTGTTCCTGGCTCAGCTGCAGGTTCTGCTCGACGCGCAGGGCGTTGGCGTTCTTCCGGCTGGAGTTCATGACGAAGAAACCGTCCGGCCGCATCACCTCCAAGGCGAGGTCCTTGAAGGTGTTGAAGTCCTGGTCCAGCGCGTCGTTGTCGACGTAGACCTGCTTCGCCTTGAGCAGCCAGCGCAGCCGGGAGCGGCGCTCGTTGTACTCGTCCTGCGGGTCGATCATCCCGTGGACCAGGCCATAGGGCGTGTTGTTCTCGTCGTCGCGATAGCACCAGAACGGGATCAGCGGGAAGCGGCGCAGCTTCGTCGCCTCATCGAAGAGGCGGAACGGGCCCGCGAAGACTGCCCGGCGGATCTGGTAGCTAGGCCCCTTCACCAGCTCCGCCTTCCCGCGGTGGAGCAGCGCGACATGCAGCGGGTTCTGCGGGTTGAACAGCTGGCGGCGCTGACCGGACACCAGCGCAACGACGATCTTCGGCACCTTGTAGTGGATGTCGTAGAAGCGCACCCGCCGGCGCAGGCTCTGGTCCAGCCACTCCTCCTGCATGCGGCTGAAGTTGGTCCGGATGTCGTGCATCTGGTCGAACGTCTGCGAGGCGAAGACCTCGGCCTGCAGAGCGTCCGTGAACGCGCTACTGGTGCAGCCCACGCGGAAGATGTCGCGGTGCTCGGGAAACCACGTCTCCGCCTCGTCGAGGTCGACCCATTCCTGCTCGCAGACCCAGCGCTTCGTGTTGAAGTCCAGGTCGCGGCCGCGCCAGTCCCACCACACCGAGCTGCGATGGCGGAACTGCACGCGGTAGGGGTAGCCGAGCGGGTCCGGGTTGCGCGACACCTTCACCCAGCCGATGCCTGGGACCAGCTGCGACCGGTAGGCGTCGCTGATCGCCATGTCGGCCCACGTCTCCCGCTGCGCGGCGTGCAGCCGCTCGTTGAGCGCCTCGGCCACGTCGTCGAAGTAGCCGGCGTCCGCCTCGACCTTCCAGTCCAGCCGCACCTTCGCCTCGTTGCCCAGGGCGCCGTTGATCGTGCGCGACACGAGGTTGACGATGGTCTTGGGCTCGCCCGTCTCGACCATCTGCGCCAGGCGCTCGCCGCTGAGCTGCTTGCCGTCCATGTAGGCGGCGCACTTGTCGGAGGCGGCGCGCCACTCCGGCTGGTTCTCGATGTCCTGGATCAGGCGCTCCAGGTCGTGGAGCTCCATCCCATCCTTCGCCTTGTCCCGTTCCGGGCGCACGACGTGCGGATTGGTGGGGGCATAGATCATGTGCAGTCTCTTCAGTTGTAGCGCCGGCGGCCTTTGAACGAGGCCGCGTCGCCGCTCGCATCCACGGTCGCGATGTCGATCCCACTGACCACGAGGTAGCGCGTCGCGTCCATCGCGTGGTCCTTCTTCTTCACGATGTGGCCCTTGTGGTCGCGGTGGTAGATCCGGTACTCGGCCAGCCACGGCTTCAGCGACTTGAAGACCTTCAAGCGCCCGGTCGCCAGGCGCTGGTGGACCATGAACAGGCCCGACTCGACGCTGTTCTCGGCCGGGGTCAGCTTCAGACCGAGGTCCTCGTAGGCCTCCAGCAGTTGCTCGCCGTCCTTCTGGCTCCGGCCACGGCTGGCTGGGTCGATCGTTCCGGGAATCCACGCGCCTCGGGCGCGGATGCCGGCGACGTGCGAACTCGGTTCCTGCTGGCCCATGTAGTGCAGGCTGAACAGGTAGAGGATGTCGGCCTCGCGATCGAGGGCACCGAAGACCGCCGCCGTGCAGTTCCAGCCCACGTCCAGGCCGTACGCACGCGGCCAGTGCGCCGGGATCGCGAAGTCGTCGACCGTGATCTGCTCCTCCGGCACCGGGTAGATCGCGCCGACGCCGATGCTCGGGATGCCCTTCGAGCGAGCCTCGCGCAGGTGGACTTCCGCCTCTTCAAGCAGCCGGTCCTTCTGGGCCTGCGTCAGGTGGGGCACGTCGTCCCACCCCGCCATTACCATCGCGCGGTCGCCCGAGCGCTTGACGCGCTCTTCCGGCACCTCGGCCTCGTCTCCCAGGTACTTCAGGACGATCGGCGTCAGCCCGCGCAGCGGCGTGAACGTCTCGATGAGCAAGCCGTTCGTCGTCATCAGGCGCATGACGCACTCGGAGCGGATCCCCTCCTCGCTCTCCTCGTCCAGCCACACCAGGTGCTTCTCTGTGCCCTGGAAGGCCTCGCGCCCTTGGTCGTACGACTTGAAGCCCAGGCGACTGACGCCGCCGCTGACGTGCTTGACCTCCACGTAGTCGACGGCGCCATTGCCGTTCGGGCGCTTCACCACGCGGATGATGTTGTCCGCAGGGATCAGCCCGGTTCCCCAGCCCTCCTCCTCTTTGCCCAGCAGCTTCAGCTGAACGATGTCCCGAACCGTTTCCTTCGTGTCGCCGGCGGCCCACGCCTCGATCGCGTGATCGAAGCGCCGGCCCTCCCACCATTCCGGATACAGGCCGGTCAGGTGGAGCGTCGTCTCATATCCGCCACCGCCTTCGGTCTTCCCGACGCGATTCGCCGCCATGAAGCAGCGCGTCGGCACCGTGGCGCCGAGGCGGAAGAACTCCAGATGCTGCGCGTACAGCTCGCGGCGCAGCGGTCCATCGTCGGGGAAGTACGTCCAGAGCTTTCGCCGGGCCTGCCGGCGTTCCTTCTCCCTGAGCAGTGCGAGCAGAGCAGCGCGGTCCTGCCGCTGCTGCTGGCTCAAGACCGGGACGCTCACAGCCCCAGCTTCGCCTTGATCTGCGCGATGGCGCCGTCGAGTTCCTCGTCCGTGAGGTTCTGCGTATCGTCGCCCGCGCCGGCCTTGTCGCCCTCGTAGATGCCGCCGTAGGCCTGCGCCTCGAGGTTCTGGGTGTCGCGCAGCGCCGCGGTCAGCTTCTGCACGCTGGCGACGCGGCTGTGCAGCTTCATGAAATCGCGGAACTTCTGGCGGAACAGCGCCAGCCCTGCCGCGTCCATATCGGTGGATGCCAGCTCGAACAACCTTTCCAGGCCGTCCGCGTCGGTCGTGGTCTTGTCCAGTTCCTCCAGCATGCGCATCACCACGTCGGTGGTGCGTTGCAGCCGCATGCGGTGCCGCAGGATCACCTGCTTGTTCAGCTCAGCCGCTCCGAGCACCGCCTCGTTAAGCCCTTGTTTAACCTTGTTAACTTCACCCTGCACCGTCTCCGCCACCAGCAGCGCCTGCGTCGCCTCGTTGACGGTCTTCTTCAGGTCCCCCCTCTGCCATCCCGCTTCCTTGGCCTTCTGGCAGATGCGCGGCGCCGACACCCCATGCTTCTCCGCCATCTCGCGCAGCGTGAGCTTGCCCACCCGGAAATCGCGCTCGACGGCTTCCCAGTCGGTGCGATGTCGCTTCTCCGGAGTCGGGGCAGGCGCCGGCGCCGCGGCCGTGGCCTTCACGGGCGCGGTGCGCTTCTTCGCTGCGGCGGCCGGTTGCGGCTTGGCCTTGGTGGTCGTCAGCTTCTTGGCGGTCACGGCTTCTTGGGTGCGGGAGCAAGCCGCCAGCGGATCCGGGCGACAGCCATGGCGTCGTCGACGATGGCCTGGCGCTGGGCGCGGACCACCGGGGCGGCCTTCACGATGAACTCGAACGGGTTCACCTGGCTGTCGGGGTCCCACGTGGGGAGCGGCGGCATGCGGATCAGGTTGGGGTTGCTCATTGCGTCAGGGCGTCGAAGGCGCGCTCGCAGAGCTGGCCGCGGATGCGGGCGTCGTCAGCTGCGGTTGCAGCCCCAGCCGCAAAGTCGTCAAGCGCGCCGACCACGAAGGCGAGTCGCTCGATCCGAGCCTGGGCTGCCGGGCAGCCAGCGGGAGCGGCGGCGTCACCCGCTCGATCACCGAGGGAGGTGGACAGGTCGGCAGCGAGGCGCTGCAGCTGGCCATTGCCAGCGCGCAGGCGATCAGCGTCAGCCTGGGCAGCCAGGCGGGCGAGGTGTTCAGCATCGAGGGCCTCCTGGCGGATGCGGTACTGTTTCGCGGTCTTCTGCGCTTCGAGCGCGAGCTGCTCGCGGGTCTGGCGCTCCAGCGATTCCCGGTAGGTCGCGAACTCGCTGACCACCTCGGCGGTGCGCTTCTCCGCCGTCACCGCGGCGCGCCACTGCAGCGCAGCAGTGGCCAGGGCCACCAACAGGGCCACGCTGAGAACGGGCGCCAGCAGGCGCTGCAGCAGCGCGTTCACGCCTCACCCCGCGACGCTTCGGCGCTGGCCACCGGCAGCTGGAACGGCGCGGCGGGCAGCGGCACGCCCGCGGGCCACCGATACCCGATCACCCGAGCGCGGGCGAAAGCGGCGATGCACACCGCATCACCCTGGTTGCCACCCAGCAGCAGCAGGTTGGCGTTGCGGTCCTGGCCGACGCAGAACGCGACGTGGCCGCCGCCGTCGCGCCCGAGTACGACGATGCAGCCGACGGCCGGCTCCTTCAGCACCACGCCCCAGTCGAGGTAGCTCCTCGCCGACTCGAAGCGCGAGCTGAGGATGCCGACCGCTTCCAGCATCGCGCCGACGAACGCCGCACACCACGGCGTCTCGTCGTCCTTGATGCCGCCGCGGCGGATCGCCTTCCACCAGGCGAGGATCCTGGGCTCGTGTTTCGGGCCCTTGATTTCGCGGGTGCCGAGGTGCTTGCGCGCCTCGATGAGCCAGACCGGCTCGCTCATACCCCGTCGCCCTTCAGGCCGACACGATCCGCGACGATCTGCGCACCGCGCTCGGCGATCAGCCGCCGCAGGCGCACCAGGGCGCCGATGAATCCCCACGACAGGCCGCCGAGGATCAGGCCGACCGGCATGGCCAGCTCGATCCAGGCTTGCATGTCGCCCGGCTGCACCGGGAAGTAGCCGCCCGGCTTGCCGAGCCACGACACCGCCAGCGGGCCGACCATTACCGCCACCAGCGCCGCGGTGATGACCTGCGCGAACAGCAGCCTGCGGCGCCGTTTCGGATCGGGCATCGCTTCGGCCGGATCGAAGGCGGCGATCATCACGGCGGTCAGGCCGCCGGCGGCGAACAGGGCCGCCAGCTTCGCCACCAGGCCGTACTTCGCAGCCAGGATGCCTGCGGCGGTCGTTTCTGCGGACATGGTGTGTGCTTTCATGGTGTGGCCCGGTGGTGGATAGACGGGCGCCGGCACCGACCTTGCGGCCGGGGAGCCTGCCGACGCCCTGAACTGCTTTTGCGCTGGGCCCGGAAGGCCCAATGCAAAAGGGCCGCACTGGGCGGCCCTTCAGGGGAATCAGCTGGTCAGACGCTCGGACAGCGTCGGTAGGTCGGTTGCGCCTCGACGCGCTCGCGGCGGATCAGGCGCCCCAGGCGGAACGCCGCGGCCCGCACCAGCTGCACCTTCGGCTCCGGCTCGGCCGAGGCCGCGCCGACCATGGCCGCCGGGGTGTCGAAGCCGAACAGCCAGCGCGCGCCGTGCGTCACCGCGGCGATGCAGAGCTCGCCGACATCGCGAACGAAGTGGGCGGCAGACGCCAGCGCCGCGACGGCGACGGCCAGGAGGGAAAGGCGGCGGAAGCTCTTCATGGTGGGTCCTCGATCTGCAATGAAAAAGGCCCGCCGGTGGTGCCGTGCGGGCCTCGTTGAATCGCGAACATGGCTACGCCCCTACCGGGGCGCAGCTTGGTGTTTTGATCGGCTCTCCCGATCTATGTATCGCGCGGGCGGGAATCTATCTGGTCTGAAAACATTTGCAATGCGCCCTCCGGAGCCGCCCGGAAACGTCCTCATAATCCCTTCACGGAGGAGGAAAGCATGTCAGCAGAAAAGCTCATTACGGCACTAGAGGCACTCTCGAAGGCACTATCCACCCATGCCCATGAAGGCCCCTACCACGCACTCCACGGTTGGCAGGGTGTACCCCTGAACCGAGAAGATCTGAGGTACATGGCGGATCTGGTTCAGTCGAAGGTCGAAACGGTCGACTGGTCCAAAGTTGGGGGGAGCATCGATCGACATCTTGCCGGTTTTGCCGCCCAAGTCACTTGGCTTACTGGCAATGTCCCGAATCTGGCGTCTGGCCATATGGCCCCGACCGGCATTGTCGACACGCTACTGAGCATCGACATGCAGTTGGCCGGAATGGCCGACGAGGACAGCATTCGAGGAACGCTCGCGGTTCCGTCGAAGCTTCATCGACACGCTAACGCAGCCAGTAAGCGCCTCGCTGAACTGCAGGAGAGCTTGCCATTCCTTGAGCAGAAGGTCGCCGCCATCAACTCGGCGCATACGGCAGCAGAGAAGCTCGACATCACCTTGGCCGACCTTGAGGACGCACTGAAGCAGATCAGACTGTCCAAAGAGAACGCGGCAGCATTCGCTGCGTCGGCGCAGGCCTTTCGAGACGACCTCTTAAGAGACCTTAAGAAGCTGAGGGAGCACGGGGACTGGGCGGCGGGCATCCGAAAGCAGGTCGGTGAAACCTATGTCGCGTCCACGAATGCAGGCTTGGCAAGCGCCTTCTCGGCGAAGGCCAGGACCCTCGCGTGGTCTGTTTGGGGTTGGATGATCGCGCTCATCGTCGCCTTGGGCTACGCTGCGTACGTCGGACACTTGCGATTCCCTGCCGTCCTGGCTGCAGTGGGGTTAAGGCCGGATTGGGGCGTTGTCCTGATCAACGTGATGCTATCGACCTTATCCCTCGCACCAGCAATCTGGCTAGGCTGGGTGGCCACAAAACAGATTGGGCAGCGCTTCCGCCTTTCCGAGGACTATGCGTACAAAGCGGCACTGTCCATGGCCTATGAAGGCTATCGATCGGAAGCAGCGAAGGTCGACCCTGCAATGCAAGCAAGACTCTTTGGATCTGCCCTTTCCCGTCTCGACGAGCTTCCGCTGCGCCTGGTCGAGAAAGAAGTACACGCGACTCCAACTACCGAACTGTTTAAATCTGAGACGGTCGGCAAGTCGATTGACGAGTTGAAGTCGATGCGCGATTGGTTGTCCGGGCTTATTGACAAGGTCACTCCGTCCAAGAAGAGGGACGCTAATAAGGACGCCGAGTAACGGCTCCCGCTCACGCACCTTCGCACCGCCGGGTCACCAGCCGCGTTAGGACTCGATCGATCGTAGTCCCATGACGGTCCATCACGATCGCATCCATGCCGTGCTGGTCCCGGAGAAAGATGCCCAGCTCCGTCCAGGCCTCTCGGTTCAGGCCGCCGCCGCGCGTAAGGGTTGCATGCACGAAGGCCTTCGCTTCATCGGTGAAGAGATCCGCCTGCCCGACGGCAAGGAACGGCTGGTGCCGGTCGTAGCCGTCGGACTCGGCGTAGCCCCGCAGGGTGACCTTGCGCATCCGGAACCATCGGCCCGGCGCGATCTGGATCTCGAGGTTCAGCGTCGTCTCAGCGTGCCAGTACATCGGAGACTCCCAGTAGACGCGCCATGTCGGCGCGCAGGAGCGAGACATGGCGATCCAGTTGGGTCACCATCCATTCGGCATGTTCGCGAAGCTTCGGCGGCACTTCGCGCGCGAGCGGGCGCCGGCCCGTGCCGTGGCAGCAGCCGCAGGCTTCGGGCGTCAGCCGGCCGGCGCCCTCGTCCGAGTCCTTCACGGTCGCCTCGACGAAGCCGGTGCCGCCGCAGTAGCCGCAGATCGGATTCGTCCACCACAGCAGCGTGTCGATCACGAGCTGCCGGCGCGCGTCGCGCGGGAGGGGGCGTCGGCCGCCGCGCGAGAGCCGGCCCTGCAGCCATGCGTCAGCGCCTTCGACGACCAGGCTGAGGCCGTCCATATCGCCGCGCAGCTGGATCCGGTAGGCGGCCAGCGCGAGACGGCGCTCCGGGCTGCGCTGTGCCGCGGCGCCGGCCGCCAGTAGCAGGTCTGCGTCGGTGAGGCCGGTCAGCTTTGGCGTCAGGTTGCCGCTGCTGGTGGCGCTGGCATAGCGCTCGGCGATGTCGGGCCGTTCGGCGACCGTCATGGTTCCATTCCCTTCCCGGCCCCGCCGGTCGTCAAATCGTTGATCCAGTCCAGTTGCCCTGTCGGCGCCTGGCGCCGCCGCCGCGGCACGAGCGCAGTGCCGCGGGCCGCCGGCGCCGACGCCAGCCCGCGGTCTGCCGCGCACTTCGGGCCGATCTCCAGGCCGGGCACTGCGCTCTCCAGCAGAGGTCGGCGACAGACACTGCAGCGCATGCTGATGCCGATCGGCTTCCAGATGCGCAGCGCTACGCCACCGCCCAGTCGGGCACGGGCAGCTTCGCGGGCCAGAGACCGGCGACGATGAGGTAGAGCGCCGTCCGGCGGGCCCACTCCCGCTCGATCTCGCGGCGTGGACCCTTGGCGAAGAGCGCGCCCTGGTCCAGCCGGGAATGGCAGCCGCGCTCGCCCGGCCTGTCGGCGCATAGGGGGAACGCGAAGCGGTCGTCCGTCTTCATGGCCATGCCCTTCCCCACGTTTCCGTGGGCGTGCTGGCTGAAGCCCTCGATGCCGCAGAAGATGCACGGCAGCGACGCGACGAGGCGGCGGTATTCCTCGCTGCGCACGAGATCCGCCTTCGGCACAGGCACGGCCGTGCTGCTGATCACCGCCGCGCTGCAGGGCCTGGCCAGCCGGTACAGCGGCTGTGGCGCGCGCTCGCGAGCGGGCTGCTTGAAGCCGGTGCGGCGCAGCGGCGTGCTCCGCTTCATAGGTGCGGATCGCTTCATGCATCACTCCCTGTGCCGCGCGCTGCCTTGGCCAGCTCGACGATGTCGTTCGGAATCTGGCGCCGGTACCGGATCACCAGCTCGGCGAGGAAATCCGCCTGCTTGTCCGTCAGCGTGGCCTTCGGTTGCAGGTTTGCCTGCGCCGCCATGTCGAGCGCGAAGCGCTTCCCCGGCAGGTTGGGCGGGAACGTGACCCGCGCCAGCGCGCGAGCCATCGAGATCTGTTCCGGCGTCATGGCCAGCCTTCCGGCAGCACCGGCATTTGCCGGCGCGGCCCCGGGACGATCTCGAACACGCTGCTGTCCACGAGGTAGGCGTGCTGCTGCTCGCGGGTGCCCCAACGCTTCGTCCACTTCTTCTGGACGCGACGGTGGTACTGAAGCGATTGCCCCTTGCGCCGCTTGTGCACACGATTCGGAACCACCGTCGGCGGCAAGTTGTGGCACATGACCTTCGCCATCAACTGGCCGTTGATGAACTTGAATTCGCCCTCCATCTCCCGCCGATGCGCGTTCAGCGCCTTGTCGGCGGCTTCGATCCTTGCCAGGATCTCCTGCGCTGTGGTGGCCTTCGGCCTCGCCGCGGTCGACGTCGTGGCCGCCTGCTTTCCGCAATGCAGCAGGCTGTACATCAGGGCATCCAGCATGTCGTCGCCAATCACGCCGCGGTCTCCTCGGGTTGCTTGGCTTGCGCGCGTGGGAGGGGGGCCGGTTCCGGCGCGGCAGCCTGCTCCTGCTGCTTGGGCCGCTGCTTGGACCCCGGCGGGACGTAGCGCACCGCCTCGCGCTCATCGAACTCGAAGACGAACTGCACGCCCCACTCGCCGGCGGCGTGAGCCAGGACCTGGTCAATGAAGATCGAGCAGCGCTTGACGCCGAGGTCGGTCAGGCTCTTCCGCCGCTTCACCGGCACCTTGCGCTTCGACGGCCGCCACTGGCCGGTGCGCACGTCCTGCACGAAGGGCATGCGCACCATGTCCCACTGGTCCGGCAGGAACAGCTGCTTCAGGTGCTCCTTCCAGATCTCCGGGGCGTACTTGACGCCGCCCACCGACACCTGCTCGCTGATCTGACGCAGCACGGGTCCGTGAATGAAGCGGAGCTGCCGCAGCGTCAGCTTGTCCTCGTGTTCCTTGAGGGTGACCTGCAGCTCGCAGCCGGCCTCCAGCATTCGCTCGCCGGCCCGAAAGATCGTGGTTGCCGCCGCGCGCCACGACTCACGGTCGCGAGCGGTTCGAACGATGTCCGCGCTCACAGCTTGTGCCTCATGACGGTAGGGCGCATCAGCCGATCGAACTCGATAGCCAGCATGAAGGTGTTGCGCACACCCGCCTTCCTCCGTGCGTTCATCAGGTGCGACTCGACGCACTTGACGCTGATCTTCATGTCCCTGGCGATCTCCTTTTGGCTGCCGGCATAGGGAATCAACAGCCTGACCGCCTGCAGTTCGCGCGGACTCAGCCTCCATGGATGCACATCAGGCATGGCACACCTCCTGCGGTGATACGGTTTGCGCCTGGGCGCGCAGCTCGCGCCGGCGAAGACGGCGTCGGACGTTGATCAGCGTCTTGTTCTCGGCCCAGTACTTGGCATCGATCTCGCGCCTGGGGACGCGTGGCGGGCGCGGCGCGTTGCTCCCGCTCCCCAGTTCCCACATCGCCGAGCGCGGTCCACTGGCCTCGGGCTTCGACCAGTCGGCCACGCGGGCGAGGTTGAGCGCGCGCATCCGCTCCAACACGCGAGCGATGAACTGGTCATCGCAGCCCGTCAGGTCCGCCAGTTCCCGCACCGTCTTTGCGAGATCCAGCGCCCTGATGAAGGACGCGAAAGCGATCAACTGCGCCGAGAGGTTCTTCGTGCGATCCGGCGGCTTCGGCGCGACTTCGCCGGGATACGCCGCATCCGGGCCGCCCCCGAAAGCCCACACCGCCACCCGCTGTTGGGCGACGTGCGACCGACTCCACCGGGAGATCCGGATCAGCCGCACGGCGTGCATGCGCCGCAGCAGGCGCTGGGCCGCTTGCGTGGACATGCACATCGCGCCGCCAACTTGCTCCGCCGTGGATTCCCACAGCTGCAGGTGCCTCAGAACCTTGGCGTAACCGACCCATCCGAGGCGCTGGCCGCGCTTGCGAGTGGCCGTCATGCGTGCGCCTTTCCCGCGGCCTTCTGCCGCGCGCGGTCGAGCGCCGCGCGCTGCTCCGGGCTGGGCCCGGTGTGGCCGCGCTGGCTCTGCCGGTCCAGCATCTCGCGCGTCGCGTCTGCTGCTCGGCTGGTTGTGGTGATGGGTGGCACGGCCGGCGCAGCCGCCGGCTTCGGTGGCACGACCGGGATCTCCCAGCCGGCCTCGAAGTGGCGGCCCGGGCCGAAGAACGTCGCGCCCTGCTTCAGGTAGGTCGGGTCGCTCACCTTGGCCTCGGCGTAGGCGGCATACCGCTGAACGCCGGCCAGGAGCTGAGTCGCCGTAGCGCCATCGGCGATGCGGGCGCTGTAGGCCTTGAACGCATCGGCCTTGCTGTCGCCGGGTCGGCGCGGGTACGCCGCCCAGGCTGCCTCGAAGTCCTCGGTGTAGGCCTTCGTCTTGGACCGAGACATGCGCTTCGGCTGGCGGACGGACGGGGCCGGCGCTGGCGCCGGCACCGGAGATTCCGAACGAAGTGAGGAATCCTCTTCTCTCCTCTCCTCTTCTCTGTCGTGACGTTGCGTGACATCACTCTGCTGCGCGTGACCTTGCGTGACATCACCGCCGGTCACACCGAGTCCCGCTGCGTCACGTTCCCGCTGCGCACGCTTGCGCTCGGCTGCCGTGCTGTCTTCCCGCTTCGGCTGGCGCGCCTCCCACCGCACGATGCGGCCGGTGTCGGCATCGATCAACTTGCGGTCCACCATGGCCGAGAAGATCGCCTGCGTGCCGCCGTCCGGCAGGTCCAGCGCAAGGTCGACGGACTCCCAGTCGACGGCGCCCGGGTGCCCGCGGTCGGTGTTCGCGCTGGCCTGCTCCAGCAGCAGGCCCCACAGCGCAATGACGTCGCCCACGCGCGCGCCGGCGCGCCGCGCCACCAGGCGGAACTTCGGATCGTTCACGGTCCCGTGGTGCCACCGGAACCAGTCAATGCCACCTGCCATTACTTCCTCGCTAACCATCTGCATTGGCTGCTCCTATGGCCCTGGCGACCGCACAGGCAGCAGAAGACACCGTCATCACCTTCGACGGCTGCGCTGCCTGGGCGCGTCGGTGGTGGACCTCCGGAGCGGAGGCTCGCGCGTGGACGATCGGCGGGCGGGGCTGCGGCCACGACATCGCGTCTCGCGGGTGCTGAAGTGATTTGCATCAGATGTCCCTCAGCCTGATCCTGGCGTTGCGGTCGTCCGCGGCACGCCTTTCACTGGCGCTCGGCGCGCGCGTCGGTCCGTTGGCGTCCAGCAACGCCTGCAGGCGCTGCGAGGTCTTGCGCGCGTTGCTCGCTGCGGCTCGCTCGTACGGCGTCGGGTCAGGCGCCTGCGGCTTGTAGTTCGGGTCGAAAGGACTCATGCGACGACGTCCTTCACCCGCACGGGCTCAACGGGCACCGCATCGATCTCCGCCGCGTTGGCGATCAGCACCTCGCCCAGCTGGCGCGCCTGTGCCGCCACCCTCGCCAGGTCGTCGGCCAGCTCGAGCAGCGGGTTCGTGCCGAAGCGCGGCTTGGCCAGCAGCGCCAGCAACTGCTGGGCGCGGATCTGCAGATCAGTGGCGAGGGCGTCCGCGGGCAGACCGAGGGCGACTGCCAGCTTCCCGACGGCACCGCTGCAGCGTTCGCGCTCGCTGTCCCGCTGCTTCTGCGTGGTGAGACGATCCTGGGCGAGCTGCGCGGCCAGGCGCTGGCGCTCTGCCTCGTAGTTCTCCTGCGCTTGCTGGTGCAGCCGTGCCAACTTGGGGATGTCTTTCACCATCGCCGCGACGTCGGCGCCGAACTTGGCGGCGAGCTTGTCCTCCGCCAGCCACTCGCGGAAGTAGGTGGTCCGGTTCGTCCCGTTGGCCCGCATGACGCCGTCGAGCAGCAACTTGATCCATGCCTTCCAGGGCAGCTCCGTGAGCTGATGCGAGACCGGCTTCTTGGCGTAGCGCCATGCGCCGTTCGCGCCGCGCAGGATCAGGCCGCAGGTGGCGGGCACCATATCCTTGGTGATCAGCCCGGCCGGTGCCGCGAACGTGACGCTGTTGGCGTACGCCAGGTACGCCTGCCACTTGCCGGCGGTCACGTCGCGGCGGAAGTCCGCGGTGCTCACCTTGACCTCGAAGGCCTCGAAGGTGAGCCGCGTGTACGTCGGCTCCATCGTGTAGACGTCGGGGCGCGGACTGCCGCTCTCGCCGAGCTGCATGTCCTCCCACGTGATGCGATTGGAGTTCCCACGCAGATGCGACGCGAGATCGGTCGCCAGTTGGTCGTGGGTCAGGTCTCGATCAGGAATCAGGCTCACAGCGGGCTCCCCTGCTCTGCTTCCGCCGCCTCGTAGTCCACGAGCCAGCTGATGTTTTCCGAGAAGTTGCGGCGCTCCGCCGGCGCCATCGCGGCCGCGCGTGTGGCGACCTCGGCTTCGGGGCACTGCAGCAGGCCAGCGCCGAGGCGCGTGCGCTGGGCCATGTCGACAGGCACGTTCATGCGACCTCCAGCAGCGATTGCGTGGTCGGTTGACGGTCCCAGTACGCCGGACTCGTGTGCGCCTCAATTCGCGCGCGCATCACGCGAGCGCGCCATTCCTTGTTCGGCGGCATGTAGGTGCCGCGCCACTTGGAATCGATGCCGACGTTCTGGCCAATGTTGGTGCTGTCGACGCTTGCCAGTGGGAACCTGGTGAACACCTCCGGATCCAGCATGCGCAGGCCATGAACCTTGCAGACCGGCCGTCCGTGCTTGTCGCAGATCGCGTTGAAGGCCTCGGCCATCCGGTTCCACCAAGCCGGCGTGCCGATCCTTGCGAACTGCCCGGAGCTGCCGAGACAGATGCGCGGGAATCTCAGCGCCAGACGCTCGAGCCGCTCCAAACTCTCGTGGAGGTGCCAGACCGGCGCGCCGATCCACGGCGCGTGGTTCCGCCAGGGCCACTGCTCGATCAGCGCGTCATTCGCCTCCTCGTCGCCATCAATGACGTCGGGGATCACTGCGAAGTCGAAGCACGGCAAGCGGTGGAGCGCCGCGACCCATTCGTAGTACGAGTTCCAGTCCGTGATCGGCCTGCCCGAGATCCAGGCGCTGAACGCGCCGTTGTCGAGCGCGAGGCTTTGACAGACGTCAATCGCGAGATCGAGCTGCTCCGGGTGAGCGAAGCTGACGAAAGCGTGGCCGCCCTGCACTGCAGCTGCGGCAACGGCCGCCGGCGTGATGGGGAGTCCGAAGTACGGGATCATGCGGCTTGCTCCGCGAAGAGGTCGCCACGGGCGATGTAGAGCGCGCGACTGCACGCGTGGTTCAGCCAAACGACTTCGGTCCGCTCGCGCGCCCCATCCGCCAAGGCTTTGCGCTCGTAGCGCTCCCAGCCGGCGAAGAGTTCGCGGTCGTAGAGGTCGCAGGGGTAGCCGCTGAGCACGACCATGCCCTTCATGCTGTGCAGCACCTCCGCAAGCGCTCGATGGTCGTCATCGGTCATCTCGACGGCGTACTTCTGCCGGACGCCCTTGGCGCTGCCGCGAGTGCTGTGCGGGTAAGGTGGATCGACATAGGCCAGCGTGTCGGGCCCGTCAGAACCGCGCAGGACGCGCAGTGCGTCGCGCGACTCGATGGTGACGCCGCGGAGCCGATCGACGAACGCCGGCACCACGTCGGGCCAGGTCAGCAAGTCAGACGCGGCGCTGGCGGTGCGCTCGCCGCGGACGCCGGTGCGGAAACCCGTGGCATGGCGAGAGAACGCAGCACCGCTGCCGAAGCCCATGAACGAACGAACGACCGTGCGGCGCGCCTGTTCCACCGGGCAGTCCGACGGCTCGTATGCGCGCTGAAACTCGGCGCGCGCGAACGGAGTCAGGCGGACAAGCTCAGCCAGGTGCGAGGCCTGCTGCGGATCTCGCAGCACACGAAACACGTTGACGATCTCGTCGTTCAGGTCGTTGTAGACCTCACAGTGGGTGCGAGGCTTCTGCAGCAGCACCGACGCCGCGCCACCGTAGGGCTCGACGTAGATGTGGTGCGGCGGGAAGAATCCGGTGATCCAGCTGGCCAGCCGGAACTTGCCGCCGTGGTATCGCAGCGCCGGCCGCGTCACCTCGACAGCCGGTGCGGTTTCGCGCTGCCTCGGACAGGCATGGCTGCGGTGCCCAGCCTGGCCGCAGAGCACGCAGCGGTTGTCGGGGTCGTCGGGCCTCATGCCGCCACCGCCTCTTCCCGCACATCCGAGTAGTTCGCCCGGATCAGCGCTTCCATCGGCGGCGGCGACACGCTGTTGCCGCACATCTTCACCTGCGCGCTCTTGCTGAAGCGGCGCCCATCGGAGCCGCGGTCGATGATGTAGTCCGGCGGAAACCCCTGCGCGGCGTACAGCTCGTGCGGCTGCAGCATGCGCAGGCCGATGTCGACGATCACGTAGGGCGTGCCCTTGATCGTCACCGTGACCAGGGCCAGCCGGTCCTTCGTGGTGATGGTGGCTGCGGGGGTTCGGAGGTCCCCGTCCTGCCCGCCCTGCCCGTAGTAGCGCATCAGGAACGCAGCGACGCGCAGCGCGCCCTCCTCGTTCTCCTCGCTGAGCGTGCACTCGACGACGCCCTGCGTGCAGCCCTTACCGACGATCGTCGACACGGCGTCGCGCATGTCGTGCCCGACGTTGCCGGTGTTGTGCTGCGCCATGAACGCGACCGCCAAGCCCAGCGTGTTGTTCCCGCCCGGTCGCCTGCTGGCGCCGCCGGCTGTAATCGTGGGGATGGGGCCTTGCACCGGGAGGCCATCGCGATCGAAGCGGAACTGCACCAGCGTGGCGGCCGCGATGGCGTGCTTGACGCCTTCGGCCATGATCGTCCCCAGCGGCGCCTGCAGGTCCAGCGCGCGCGGCTCCTGGCCAGCACGCTCGCCGTACCCGGTCTGCACCAGCGTCGGCGTGACGAGGCAATGCTCTGCCTTCGTCACGAAGGTGCCGAGCGGTTCGCTCGCACTGCTGGTCCGATCCCGCCCGAAGCCGGTGTGACCGAGGGCCACGATGAAGGGATCCGCCGAATCCAGCACGTACTTCCGAATGCCGCGGGCGATGCGGCGAAGCGTCGCGTCAGCCAGCGGGCGCTCTCGCGTGAAGATGCTCGGGCACTCGATGCTGAAGTCGATGACATCCGCGGCGGCGCCCCAGCGCCGCTGGCCCTTCTTCGGGTTCTTCGCGTGCGTCGGCTCTGGCCACACGATGGGTGCGCCATCGAAACGGACGACCAGGAAGAGCCGCTCCCGCGAGGTCTTGGCACCGTAGTTCGCCGCCACCAACTTGCGCCACTGGGCAACGCCGCCCATCGCGCGCAGCACGCGGATGAACTTGTCCCAGGTCTCGCCCCGGCGCTTCGGGTCCGGGATCAGGAACTGCTGGTCCCGCGGCGTCCGCTCGCCCTTCGGCGCCACCGTGCCGTCGAGGCGGATCACACGTCCCGTCTTCGGACAACGCTTTGCGATCAGCGGGGACCACTGGAGCATCTGCTCGACGTTCTCGAGGGTCACCACGCGCGGGCCAAGGCTTCGTTTGCGCAGCTTGCCGACCCACTTCCGCCCCACCCACGGCAACGACCGAATCTTGGCGCTGCGCGGCTGGCCGCCGCGGGCCTGGCTGTGGTGCGTGCAGTCTGGGCTCATGTGCATGAGCCCGACCTGCCGGCCGCGGACGACGTGCACCGGATCCACCTCCCACACATCGCAGCAGAAGTGCTCCGTCTGCGGGTGGTTGGCCTCGTGCATGCTGATCGCATCGGGGCTGTGGTTGACCGCGATGTCGACGTGCCGACCGATGGCGCGCTCGATACCGGTGCTGGCACCGCCGCCGCCGGCGAAGAGGTCCACCACCAGTTCCTCGGCGATGTCCAGGAGGAGCTGGCGCGCCGTCATGCGCCCACCTCTTCAGCAAGCGTGGCGGCGACCGTCTGCACGTCGTGGCCCGTCTCGCTGGCCAGCGCCTGCAGGGCGTCATCGTGGTTGTCGATCGTCTCCCGCAGCTCGTAGTAGCGCAGCGTCACGGTTTCCTTGCTCACGACCATTGCGGTCCCCTCATGAGAAAAGTTGAAGTTGTTCGGGCTGGGGGTGTCGGACCGGGTTGACGGTGTTGCCGCTGACCGCGCACTTGCGCTGCGGGCCGTGCTCCAGGCGGCGCGCCGTCACCAGTTCGTTGATGCGGCCGCAGACCGTCTGCAGCTTCATCCCCGTGGTCTTGGCCAGCTCGGCGCGGCTGTAGTCCTTGCCCTCGCGGATCACCCGCAGCAGCCGCATGTGCGCGTCGCTGAGATCTCGGACCGACCATTTCCGGTAGGCCTCGATCGAGGTGTCAGCGACGGCGGTGCGCATGGCTTCAGGCCGGTTCGGCTTCCGGGACCACGACTGCTTCGAGCAGGTCCTGGTCCGCGTCCTCTGCCATGTCCCGCAGCAGCGGCGCGAGCGTCGGCGGCTCACACCGCCCGGCCACTCGCATCGCCTCGCGGTGCTCGCGCGGGCAGTCCTCGCAGAAGTCGGGGACCACGCCTCGCGACATGCGCGCTCGCTCGCCGGGCCGGTTCAGCACCTCGCGATAGCTGTCGACGAGGTACAGGCGCCAGATCGGCTGGGTGAAGCACGGCGGCGGGTTCGCCGCCATCTGCTCCACGCAGGCCGGCAGCGCCTTGTTGCGCACGTCGAAGCTGCGTCCACCCATGTCAGCCTTGCCCCGCCTCGGCGGCTGCCCGGACATTTGTCCGGACATCTGTCGGGACAGGTGTCGGGACCACGCCGTAGCGCCTTGCGACCATCATTCCGATGTACTCGGGGCCATACAGGTGCAGGACCAGGGCATAGCGGACGGTGGCTGCGGTGGTCCGGCCGCCCTCGGCCGCCTTGCGCTGCAGCGCGGCCTTCAATTCGCTGGGGATGCGGATCTCCAGCACGTCGTCGTTCTTTCCGAACATCTCGTCGTCGGAAAGGCTCATCCGCCACTGGTCGATCTCCAGGTCGGAAAACTCAGAAAAGGGATCAGTCATGTCAACAGGCTCCAGTGATGACTTGCTGTGGTTGTGGGCGCAGGCCCGCGTCAGGGGGGTTGTGGCGCGCGCGATGCTCGCGGTGCGCGGCGAGATCGCATTGCTGACGGACGACCTCGACGGGTCGCAACCGGTGCCGCGGCATCGCGTCGTGCCGTCGTCACCCGCGCCGGCGCCCTCGCCTGCGCCGCAGCGGCCGCCGCGGCAGGTGCCGCTGCCGCTGAAGCGACGTGGGGAGTGACAACGCCGGCCATGGCTCAGGCACTCGCCGTCTCAGCGATAGCCGACTCGTGACCCGCCTTGTCGCGCAGGTCCGGCCATATGTCGGCGTAGTCGTCAGGGCGCATGCCCCGACGCGTCACTCGGCCGCCGGAGTAATCCTCCAGAGCCGTGGCGAGCGCCGGGGCGCACGTCTTCCCGTACATGACGTTCCGCAGATGGCCGCCCGTCGTTCCGCATTGAGCGGCGAAGGCGTCCACCTCGCTCGGCGTCATCCCGGCCAGCAGGTCCTTGAGCGCGTCTCGTCCGTTTCGCATGGCTGCGATTACACCAAACGGTTTGTTTTGGTGTCAACACCATTTTGTTGTGGGACGGTGCTGTGATTGGTGTGATGAGCGAAGACGCCCTGATCCGCCGCGCGAACCTGAACAACCTGAAGGTCCCAGCCGGGGACCTGGCCGCCAGGCTCGGCGGCACCTACAGCTATTGGCGGGACCTGATGAAGGTGCCCACCAAGTCCTTCGGCGAGAAGACTGCGCGCCGGATCGAAGAGGGTCTGGGCCTGCCTCGCGGATGGCTGGATGAGCCTCAGGACGAGGCCGCAGCGGCGCAGATCCTTCGGCCGACTGCCAGCGACACCAGGGCCCGCGTCGCTCGCGCCGTAGCGGATGGACCAGGCGATGCCAAAGGCAAGTACCAGCCTTGGCAGCTGGACACCCTCCTCGCCGCCCACGGGCGCGCCGTTACCGAGGTGGCGACACTCCTCCCGGAGCGTGAGCGCGTGCAGTTCGGAGCCCAGCTCGGCGAGCACATAGCCGCTGGTGGCACCACGGAGCTTGGCCTTGCCTTCAATCGCCTGAATCACGCGGTGGCGGGCCCGTCCGACGCCCCTCCCCCGTGGCGCGCGCCGACCGACGCTACGGCAACGTTCTCCGTGCTGCAGCGCTTCAGGCACCACGCGTACGAGATGGCCGAAGCGCACCCAGACCCGGCGCTACGTGAAGTGCTCACGACATTTCTGCTGGCCGTTGAAGCCGAAGCCACATCGCTCCCCCGATCGGGTGTTGAAGCCACGCAACGCGGGCGACAACCGCACGACAATTGACGTTGGGAGGCGCGTCTGCGCACTTGGCGGAACAGCCGGGGCACAGCATGAACTTCGTCCGCCGTGTCCAGCAGTACCGACCCGACCGAGGGCCCTGACCCTACCGGTGCGCCGCACTTCCATGTGGCGCGCGACGCCTACTTTTCGCTCTCCAAGCAGCGCCCACTGATCCCAGCCGAAAAGGGCCGGAAATGCCCGCAGTGCCGGGAGATTGCCTGGGGCGACTCGCGCTGGTGCTGGAACTGCGAGTTCGATTTCGATCGAGCTGAGTGCGATCGCTTCCACCCGACAAAGCTGCTCTTCGTGTCCGTCCTCACCAACGTCGCGTTGGCGGCGGCCGTTGTCTGCCTGCTCACGCGCCGTTAAGCCACCGTAATTCACGGTCGAAAGCCGACATGGGGATTTCCCGCATAGGCTGGCATGCAACAAACGGAAACAGTGGCCTTCTTTGTAGGGGGGTGGGATGAAAGACGAGAGCTCGCCAGCGAGCCGATTCATGCGAACGACATTGGCCGAGATGTGCAAGCCCGCAAAAGGCGCACCGGCCACCGAGGACACCGCGCCGGCGCCGTTGATTGGCTCGATGTCGGTGGGCGGCGACGTGATCTTCCTGGGCGACGTGTCATCCGACGCCCTTGAGATGGTCCTTGGCCGGCGTCGGCAGAAGGAGCGCGGTGGATGATTCCTCCGACTCCTCCCAAGCTGCATCTACGGGGATTCTTTTACGCCTGGTGCAACCTGTTCCTGATCTGGTCCTGCTGGGCACCGCTTTTCTGGTTCTCGAACCATGAACGCGTGCGGTCAGCCTGGGAGTTCCATAAGGTGCTTGGCAGCTGGACCGCCCACGAGCTGGTGAGCGCGTTGCTCACCGGGCACGGCCTGCTGATCATGTGTCTGTTCATCATGCAGCTGTCGGACCGCGAGTAGCAGCGGCCCGACCTCCTAGCGTCCACCAAAGCCCGCTCGCGCGGGCTTTTTTTCGTCTGTGATCACACCTAGGGTTTGTACTTAGCATCACACCACCGTTTGGTGTTGACTCCAAACACCACCGTTTGGTGTAATTGCTCCATCGAACAACGGAGCAAGCGATGAGTACGACCGCCGAGCTGGCCGAACTGGAGCGCGAACTGGAGGAGGTCCGGAAGGACCTGCTGGATAGCGTGGAGCGCGAGCTGGACCTGCGCGCCGACGCTGACGTCGAGCGCGCCGAGTCCGTCGACTTCATCGAGCGCAACTTCCACCAGCGCGAGGCCAGCGGCCGCCGCCACATCCTCCTCGTCGCCCAGCTCGCCGGACAGAAGCGCGAGAGCGCGCGGCTGCACGCCGAGTTCCAGCGCCTGCAGCGCGCGGTGAAGCTCGCCAAGGGCAGCGCCTCCGCCCCCGTCATCGCCATCCCGGCCGCCCAGGCTGAGGCGATGGACGAAACGATGCAGGTCGCGTGATGTTCACCCGCACGATGGGCCGGCTCCGCCGCCACACGCCGCGCCCGGTGGCGATGACCGTCACCGGCACGACCTTCGCGCCGCTCGAGGGCGCCAGCGCCTGCAGTGAGTTCCTCGCCCCCAACGACGACGCGGACCGCTGGAAGGTGCGCCTGCTCCACGCGAAGGCGATCTGCTGGTCGCTGCTGAGCCTGGGCTTCCTGCTCCTGGTCCTCTGGGCCAAGAAGCCATGAACCGCGAGCCGGATCCGCTAGTCCTCGACGAGCAGTCGGAGATCGCGCTTTCGCACCTCTCCGCGCTGCTCGGCGCCGCCGTCGGGCTCTTCGCCGCCCTCGCAGTCTTCGCCCCGCTGCTGTTTCCCTGACCCCTTCTCCACCGGAGATCACCTTGGACGATTCGACCCGCCCGCGCCGCCGCATTGCCGCGGCAGCCAAGAAGCCCACCACGGCACGCACCGCTGCCGCGCTGCCGACCGGCGCCGTGGACCTCACGCTGACGCTGCTGAAGAACGGCGCGACGCCTGAACTGATCACCGCCACCCTGGCGCAGCACGCTCGCGAAGCGCAGGACAAGCGCGAGCAGGCCTACCGCGCGGCGTTCCTCGCCTTCCAGGCGAAGGGCGTCGACATCATCAAGACGGCCAGCTACACGAACGCCGGCGGCGAGGAGATCTGGTACACGCCGCTGCCGCAGCTGATCGACGCGCTGTCGCCCGCGCTCAACGGCGCCGGCCTGGCGCACCGCTTCATCCCTGGCCAGCCGGCAGCGGACCTGATCACCATCACCTGCCGCCTGACCCACGTCGACGGGCACTTCGAGGAGGCGACGCTCAGCGGCCCGCCGAACGAATCCCCGGACATGACCAAGAGCCAGGCCATCACCGCGACGGTGACCCTGCTGCAGCGCGCGACGCTGAAGGCCGTGTGCGGCGTGGCCGAGAAGCACGACGACCTCGACGGCCGGCGCACGAGCACTGATGCGGCGGCGCCCGTGCAGCAACAGCAGGAGGAACAGCCGCCCCGCCGCGAACGCAGCGACTGGGCACCGACGCAGGCCGCGGCGCCTGACCTGGCCACTGCTGGCGAGCGGCAGAACATCCTGGTTCGCGCGCGGACGAAGAGCCGCGATGTCGCTGGGCTGTTGTTCGACACGCTCGGCGAGGCCGCCGCGCAGATCAACGTCGGCACCCTCGAAGGCCTGACCAAAGAGCAGTTCAAGCTCGTTCGCGCGGTGCTGTGATGTCCGAGCTGACCTTCGATGAGCCGACACACACCTACCGCTACGGCGGTCAGGTCGTGCCGAGCGTCACCCAGCTGCTGGACCGCCTGCACAGCTTCGCCGGCGTCGATCCCGTCGTCCTGGAAGCCGCCAAGCAGCGCGGCACCTATGTGCATCGCATGTGCGAGTACTTCGATCTCGACGAGCTCGACATCGGCGCGGTGCCCGACAAGTACATCGGGTACCTGGGCGCTTGGGAGTCGTTCGTCACGGACTTCGGCGCCCGCTGGGTCGGCATCGAACGCCGCGGCTACTCGAAGCTCTTCGGCTTCGCCGGAACGATGGACCGCGACGGCACGCTGCCGCGCCGGTTCAACCCCCAACAGCGCTGGGTGGTCGACATCAAGACCAGCCAGCAGGACCACCCCGTCTGGGGCATGCAGACGGCGGCCTACCGGCAGTTGCTAACCGAAGAGGACAGCTCGTATGCGCTGGCGCGCCGCGCCACCGTGCAGCTGCGCCCGGACGGCAACTACCGGTTCATCACCTGGGATGAGCCGTCCGACTGGCCCGCATTCCTCTCCCTCATCACCCTGTCCAACTGGAGCACGAAATGTCTCAAGAACTGACCCCTGTCACCGCCAAGCCGGTGACCGAAAACGAGAGCATCCTGAAGGCCGCGATCCTCGGCATCGGCACCATCGTCGACCTGCGCCCGGGCACTCTGGCTGTCGCCGATCACGGCCTGCAGGTGCAGAAGCTGATCGACGCGATCACGCCGGACCTGGACTTGGCGGCGACGCTGATCATCGACAGCGCGGAGATGCTGCAGGAGGCCGAGCAGATCGCCGGTCGCCTCGCCACCGTCTGCGCCGACGGCGGCGGCATCGAAACCGAACGCAAGTCGCTCACCGCGCCGTTCAACGACCTCGTGAAGAAGCTGAACGAGGGCTACAACGCGCCGCGCGCCACCATCACCGCGGCGCTGACCGGCCTGAAGCAGAAGATCCTCGCCTACAACAACGAGCAGCGCCGCCTGGCTGCCGAGCGGGAGCAGGAGGCGGAGCAGGCGCGCCAGCGCGCGCTGCAGCAGGCCGCCGACCTCGAGGCCAAGGCCCGCGCCGATGCCGATGCGCTCCTGCGGCTGGCCGATGAGGCGCAGCAGCAAGGCGGTGACATCACCGCCGCCGCGCTGCAGCAGGCGGCGCAGGTCAAGATGGATGAGTCGCGGATGGCTGCGGATGCCGCCGTGGCATCCATGTTCACCCGCAGCGTCGCCGCGCCGGTAGCCGCCGCCAAGGGCGTGCGCGGCAAGTGGAAGGGCATCGTGCTGGACAAGGGCCAGCTGATCGCCCACGTCGCGAAGCAGCTCGCCGCCGGCGACCACAGCCTGCTGAACCTGCTCGACGTCAACGAGTCGAACCTGAACAAGCTGGCCGCCATGCAGGAGCAGTCGCTCAGCCTGCCCGGCGTGCGCCCCGAGTTCACCGAGTCGCTGTCGGTCCGCAAGGCTGCTATCCCGGCCTAACCGATGTCGCCCTCGTTCGACCACATCCCGGCGAGCGTGCATCGCCAGCAGCTGCGCCGCTGCCCGCTGTGCGGGCACCCCGCCGGGATGTGGGAAGTCCACCAGGGGAAGCCGGGCGCGAAGGCTGTTGCGTGCGAGCACGACAGCTTCATGGACGGCCCGCTCGGATCGCTGCAGGAATGCCCGCTCTCCGTCCCCGCCCCTTCCTTCGCCCAGTCGACCCACCGCGCCGCCGCTGACCTCTGGAACAGCTTCGCAGAGGCGGCCGAGCAGAGCCGGACCGACATGAAGTTCAGGACCGCCGCATGATCAATTACGAGCCCAGCTCCGGACCGACGATGCTGCACGAGCGCGCCCACGCGGCCGCCGCCAACGTCGACCCGATGATCCTCGCCCACGCGCTGGACCACATCGCCCGCTCAGCAGCAAACAGCCGGTCGCAGACCCGCCGCCTCCGCTGGATCGTGCGACGTGCGGAGGTAGCGCTGCGCGGCGACGAGTACCGCGACATCGACCACGACCTGCCGAAGCGGCCGCCTGGCCTCACGCACGAAAAGGTCGTGCGCCGCATGAGCTTCCACATCGCGATCAAGCATCAGCTGCTCGCGGCTTTGCTGGACCTGCACGAAGCCGCGGCTGCATCGACCGACACGCGCCCCGAGTTTCGGGCCGCCCTGGAGCGTGCTGGAACCGCGCTGCACGACGCGTCGATGTCGCTGGAGCACGAAGCGCTGCCCGCGATCACGCGCTCCCCGGAAGGCGGTGCCGAATGAGCTTGTCTGAACGCGCTGCCGGCGTCGGCCTGTCGGTCGCTGGCTTGATTGCGATCGCAGCAGGCGTTGAGGACGCCTGGATCGTCGTCGGCATTGGCCTCCTCCTCTGCGTCTTCGGAGACGGCTGATGTCCCGCCGCGCTCGTCAACGCCAGGACGCGCGCCCCTGGCGCCACCCCTCCCCCGAACCCTCGCCGATCGACTGGGACGCCATTGCGGCCGACCTCGCCCAGCGAGCCCAACCCCAGCCTCAGCAACCGAAAGGACCTCAGCAATGACCGCCGAAACCATCGCCCCCGAGATCGCCGCCCTGCAGATCGAACGCCATGACGTCGTGAGCAGCAACATCAAGGCCGTCGGCTACCACGCCGAGACGCAGACGCTCGATGTCGAGTTCGCCTCCGGCCGCATCTACCGCTTCGCCGGCGTGCCCCAGCAGGCCTACGACGCGCTGGTCGGCGCCGAGTCCATCGGCAGCCACTTCTCCCGCCATGTGCGCGGCAAGTACCCCAGCGTCGACCTGGAGAAGCTGGACATCCACGAGGGCAGCACCGCCGATTGATCCGCGCCATGACCGCTTGCTTCACTACCAGGCCGGCAACGGCCCCGCGTCCTGCGCACGAATGCGTCGCCATCGAGCGGCTGCGCGTTCTCCTGCGCCTCGACGCGAAGACGGGTCAGCTGTTCTGGCGCGAGAGCAAGGGGCGGGCACGAGCTGGCGATGAGGCCGGCACGAAGCGGCCGCGCGGAGAGATCTCGGTTCGCATCGACGGCGTGATCTACCTCGCTCACCACGTCGTCTGGGCGCTGAGACACGGCGCGTGGTCCGACTCGGAGATCGACCATCGAGACGGCGACCCTGGCAACAACCGGCCGCGAAACCTGCGACAGGCCAGCCGCAACGGCAATGTCCAGAACGTCCGGAAGGCCCGATCCACCAATCGTGACTCTCGACTCTTGGGTGCCTATCGAAGCCGTGGGAATCGCTGGTACTCGGCCATCGGCGTCAATGGCCGCGTGAAGTACCTCGGCTCGTTCCCGACCGCGAAGGCCGCCCACACCGCCTACGTCGCGGCGAAGCGAGAGCTGCATCCGACCTGCACCATCTGAAGGAACTGCCAATGTTCAAAGCATTGATCATCTACCGCATCGCCCCCGAATGGGTACCCGACGCGGACAAGCTCGCCGAGGCGCTCGGCGCCGAGCGCTTCCAGTCCTGCGGGCCGACGCAGGCCGCGGCGGCGGGATGGACGCCGCCCCGCGGCGAGCCCGGCGCGCCGCTGCTGGAGCAGATCTCCGGCCACTGGCACCTGACGCTGCAACACGAGAAGCGCCTGCTGCCCTCCTCCGTGGTCGCTGATCGCGTCGAGGAACTCATGGACGAGATCGAGCGCCAGACCGCCCGGCGGCCGGGTCGGCGCCAACAGCGCGACCTGAAGGACCAGGCGACGCTGGAGCTGCTGCCGAAGGCCTTCACCCAGCAAAGCCGCCTCCGCGCCTGGATTGCGCCGGAGCAGCGCCTGCTGCTGGTCGACGCGGGAAGCATCGGCAAGGCCGACGAATTGATCACGCTGCTCGTGAAGGCCGATCCGTCGATCAACCTGCACCTGATGCAGAGCGCCGAATCCCCGGCCGCCTGCATGGCGGCATGGCTGATGGACGGCACGCCGCCGGAACACTTCACGGTCGACCGCAACACCGAGTTGCGCGCCGCAGACGAGATGAAGGCTGCGGTGCGCTACGAGCGCCACAACCTGGACCTGGCCGAGGTGAAGGCGCACCTGATCAGCGGCAAGATGCCGACGCGTCTCTCGCTGACCTGGAAGGACCGCGTGTCCTTCACGCTGACGGACACGATGCAGGTCAAGGGCATCAAGTTCCTGGACATCGTGTTCGAGGGCCGCGCCGCGAAGGCGAAGGATGAGGCCTTCGATGTCGATGCGACGATCGCGACCGGCGAGCTGAGCGCGATGCTGCCGGATCTGATCGCCGGCCTGGGCGGCGAACTCGACTTCCTCGCGCAGAGCGCGAAGATCGCCGCCGAGCACGCCCCCACCGGCACGGCCGTCGCATCGAGCAACCTGACCATCAAGGTCGGCGGCCCAGCCACGGCGCCTCCGGCCATCGCGCCGCACAGCAGCGGCGACGGCCCCGATCCGCTGTATGACCAGGCGGTCGCTGTCGTTCTGGAGCACAAGCGCGCGTCGATCTCCCTGGTGCAGCGCCACCTGAAGATCGGCTACAACCGCGCGGCCCGGCTGCTGGAAGCGATGGAGCGCACCGGCCTGGTCACGCCCATGGCCGCAGACGGCAACCGCGAGCTAGCGAAGGCGGTGCCGGCATGAAGCGCGTCACCCAAACCCACACGTACGCGGGCCTCGAGGTGTCTCCCCGCGCCTATGGCGAGATCGCCGGCAAGCTGCGCGACGCGGGATACGACCAGGCGTTTGAACGCGACACCGGCGCGATCGACATGCACGGCATCGGCCTGCTGGAGGCCAAGCCGGAAGCCGCGCCGCCCGTCGCCGGCGTGCGCGGCCCGACGATCCTCACGTCGACGGGGAACTACTTCAGCTTCGAGCACCCGGAGCGGTCCGTCTTCGGCATCGAGGACATCGCGCATGCGCTGGCCAACCTCTGCCGCTTCACCGGCCACTGCCGCGAGTTCTACAGCGTCGCCCAGCATTCGGTGCTGGTGAGCTACACGGTCCCGCCAGAGCACGCGCTGGCTGGCCTGCTGCATGACGCGGCGGAGGCGTTCATCGGTGACGTGGCGAAGCCGCTCAAGGTCCTGCTGCCGGAGTACAAGGTGATCGAGGATCGCGTCGAGGCGGCAGTGTTCGCGCGGTTCGGAATCCCGACGAAGCTCGACCCGTGCGTGAAGGCGGCCGACATGCGCCTGCTCAAGACGGAGCAGCGCGACCTGATGCGGACCGGCCCCGGCCACGTGTGGACCGCGCTGGACAACGTCCAGGCGCTGCCCGACGTGATCCTGCCCCTCTCGGCCGGTGAAGCGGAGATCGCATTCCTGCGTCGATACGTGGAGATCACCACCCACACGGTCCCGCACACCCGGCCGCGAGCCGATTTCATCTTCGACGCCGCCGTCGACCTGGCGGCGCGGGCCCGGCGCGAGGGCTACGTCGTGCGGATCGACCAGCGTTCCACGCTGCCGCGCGCCATGGGCCGGCACAAGGACGTGGTGACCGTCTACGCGAAGCGGGCGGCGTCATGAGCAAGACGTTCAACCTGCCCCGGATGACCGAGCACGAGTGGCGCGCCCAGGCGCGCGAGCGCTTCGGCAACGACTCTATGAAGTGGCAGTTCGTCTGCCCCAGCTGCGGGCACGTGGCCTCGGTCGAGGACTGGCGCAAGGCCGGGGCGCCGGAAGGCGCCGTCGCGTTCTCGTGCATCGGTCGCTTCACCGGCGACTGCGCCACAGCCGCGGACAACGCCTTCATGAAGGCCGGCGGCCCGTGCAACTACACCAGCGGCGGCCTCATCTGCATCAACAACCTGGTGATCGAGTGCGAGGACGGCCACGTCATCCCGGTGTTTGAGGTGGCGCCATGCGAGAACTGATGGGCGCTACCGCGTGCGTCCTGTTCAGCATCGTCGTGTTCATGGCGATGATGCTGCCGCCGCCGCGCGCGCTAGTGCTGCAATCAATGACTCCACTCGTCGACGACTGTCGACGGACCGAGCCCAGCGTCCACAGCCAGCTCCCCGAACGATGCGCTCATATAGCGAGTGAGCAAAGCTCGGCGGTCTTGCAGATCCTCGTGCCATTCGTTGGTCTTGCGGGAAAGCAGGTTCCTCTGAACACTCGGCAAATCGAGTTCGCCTGCGAGCTGCTCGACAAGGCTCATCGTCGCATTTGCGCACGCGGACGCCGTCCGCAACGCATCCGCTACGACCATCCGCTCGGCCGAATGCGCTTCGACCTTCTGAATGAACTCAGCGAGGGCCGAGATTTCAGCGAGCATCAGAAGGCGGTCGACCTTTCGGGTGGCGCCTGCAGCTTCCCTGTAGTGGTGGCTGATCTTGCGACACGCGTTGGCGACGTCCAACGTCAAGCGTCGAACCGCTTGAGCTCTGGAGAATTCGGCCGCTCTCAATGCCGCTGTCTTTTCTTCAGCATTGGCTCTGAGCTGGCTTTGAATTCCGAGCCACGCTCCGACGATGGCTCCGATCGACCCTACGGCTTGGACCCAAGAGGCCCAGTCGCTGGCCTTCAGCTCGACGGCGATACCAATTATCAGAAGGGAAACCGCGATGCTGAAGGCCAGCGCGATGCGGTTCATCAACGTCCAGAAGCGACGCTTCAATCACAGTCTCCCGCGGCGGATCCGATCGCCGAGTTCGGTCAGCCAGCGCCGACCGTCCTCGCGCGGCGCGGTGGCGAAGCCCTTCTCCTGCAGCCGCTGCTGCAGCTCTTCGGGGACAACCTTGCCGCCGACGGACGGCGGGATGAAGTAGAGCGCGGCGCGCTCCTCGGGGGTGATGTCGATGTTATCCATGGGTCAAAACTTGGGCATCTGCTCGATGCGACGTCGGTCGTCCGGCCTGATGTCCAGCACCGGCCACGCCGTGCCCTGCTCGTCGATGCGAATTCGAATGTTGGGGCCAGAGAGGACTTGGCCCGTGTCATTGAGCCAGTTGGTTGTAACGACCTCCCCACCGATCACCACGTCCACGACGGTTTGCCTGTCGACCTCTTCCAGATCACCAGCCGCCTGATTCCCCGGAGTGAATCGACGCCAGGTGAACCAGGCCGCGCGGCCCTGGTCGTCAAGACGAACTTTCGAGATCACGCGCATAGGAGCCTCCCTTGAAGGATCGGCCGATTCTATTCAGCGCGCCCATGGTGCGCGACCTGCTCGCCGGCCTGAGAACGGAGACGCGCCCGCTGGTACGCAAGACCCGCGCGGACTACTGGGACGCGATCTTCGGCCGCCGCGAGACCTTCGCGAAGGTGGAGCTCGACGGCAGCTGGTGCATCTGCGAGCAGCACGACGCGGCCGACATCGCTGGCGAGCCCAGCGGCAGCAACGTCTACACCATCGCCCACGTCCGCATGACCAGACGCCAGTTCGAGGCGCTGTCTGAGTTCCAAGGGTTCTGACATGACCACCACCTACACCATCACCGCCGCGCAGCGCGACAGCCTGCTCGCCTCCCGCTTGCAGCACCTCGACCGCGGCGACGGCGGCGCGGCCAAGGCGTTGGACTGGGCCCTTGCACTGCAGCCCGCGGCTAGGGCGTCGGAGCGAGAGCCGCTGACGGATGAGCAGTGCGACAAGGTGATCCGCGACGCGCTGAATGCGATGGCGGACGAATACGAGATCGAACCGTCGGACCTAAACCTGAACACGCACAAGCACCCGTTCTGGGGTCGCGCGCTCGTGCGCGCAGGCGCAGCACTCCACTCCACTGGAAAGCCGGACCAGGATGACATCGGCCGGCGCCTGTATGCCGCCGAAGGCCAAGTGAGTCGCCTGACAGCTGAACTCGCATCGGCACGCGGCTGCATCAACGAATGGGTCGAGTACGGCGGCAAGATCACCGACGCCCTGGGGTTGAAGGTGATGAGCCCAAAGGCTCACATCCAGGAGATCGCCCGCCTCCGCGCCGTCACTGCGGATGCTCCGGTGGCTGACTCTGCGGCGCCGACGGACGAGCAATGCGACGCGCTGATCGAGCAACACGTGGCCCTGATGCCTGCTGTTGATTCGCTGCGCTTCCGGGGCGCTGTGACACTCGGCGAGTTGCGCGCACTGGTTCGTGCTGCTCGGCCCACCGCCGCGGTTGCTGGGTCGGCTGTTTCCTCGATGCCTGACCCTGTCGGGGCAGCAACATGGGCAGCCGCACGCGCCGAAGCGAATCAGTCGCCCCAAGACTTCGTGCGTGGCGCGCAATGGGAGGCCCGCCGAGCAGCCGCCCGCCCTCCGGCGCCCGAAGAGGCCAAAAATGCGATGACCGAGGATAGCTTTCCGGTGCTGTGCAAGGCGTGGGGTGAGACCGACTTGCCAGCGGCCCTGATCGCATACACCCGCGCCGACGTGCGCAAATTCATGGTCGACCAGTGGCTAGGCGAGGACGGCGAGGAGGCGGACGCACGGATGGCCGACTTCGACGATCCGGCCGAATGGGAAGACCTTGGCAACGAGATCGTGTGGCGCTTCGAGATCGGCGGCATCAGCTTCTCTCGCTGCTATGAGGCCGACCGCGCCGCGCTGTCCCAGGGTGGCGGAGCATGAGCGCCGCGCTGAAGGCCCTCGAATGGCAACTCGCCAGCGTCATCGACGAGCACATCGTCCCGCTGTTCTCGGCCGACTTCCACCCCGAGATGCGCGTCACCGTCATGGTGCGATTCGAGGGCTCTCCCGACTGCGACGTGATCGTGACCAGTGACGACGACGCCGGCATCCGAGCCATCATCGACCGCCGCTATGGAGGCAGCAATGTCACCTGACGCACCGCTGCGCCTGGCCGCCATCGGTGACGTCGTCGAGGTCGACGTCCGCCAGCCCTACCCCGCGACCATCCGCCTCACCCTCAACAGCGCCGAGCAGGTCGCGCACGCGAACGCTCTCCTCATGGACCCCGGCAGCGGCTGGCGCCTTTCACCGCCTCCGCGGGATGGGCGCCGCGTTCAATCCGCTCGCTCCGCAGCGGACCACAGCAGCTCGCCGAGCGCAGAGTGAACCGCCGCTACAGTCACGCCCCTCGCGTCATGGCCGCGAACGCGTCCACGGCAGCCCACTCAGCCGCGAGGGCGCTGTCGTATTCGCCTGGGATCACGGTGCGGATCGGCGGCCCCACCTCCGCCGGCGGCGTCAGTACCAGCACGGCGCGGAAGCGGCCTTCGCCGGTCGGCTCGATCTCGAAGTCGGCATCCCACCTCTCGTCCATGCAACCCCCTTTCCCCAAGACCATACAGCACCAGGAGTCGCGCAATGGCTGAGTCGTCGCGCCCAGCACCCCCAGACCTCACCCGGGCAGAGATCGACGAGATCTGTCACCCGCTCGTCCAGAACGCTGCGAAGGTGCGCTTCCTTCAGGGCCTCGGCGTGAAAGTCGAGCGCCGCCCCGATGGCAGTCCCCTCGTCAGTCGCGAGCACTACGTCAAGGTGCGCGGCGGTGGGGGCACGCCCGCCGCCGCCGAAACTGCCGGACCTGTTTGGGGCGTCCACTGATGCCTCCTGCGCGCGATAAGCAGAGCCAGATTGCGCTTGGCCTGCTGCCTGGCATGGAGGCGCGGCCCCGCAAGGGCGGCGGCTTCACCTTCCGCTACCACCCCTACAAGGCCAAGCCGATCGGGCTCGGCCACGACCGAGTGGCCGCCATCCGGCGAGTGCTGGACATGACGGGGCAGCTCGACGAAACGGGCACCCTGAAATGGGTCTGGGAGCGGTGGACCGACGAACACCGTCCGGCGCCGCGCTGGAAGAAGCTGGGCGACGGCACGAAGAGCGACTACCGCCTGGCCTGGAAGCAGCTGGAGAAGACTTTCGGGAAAATGCTCATCGGCCAGATCGATGCGCCGATGGTCGCCCGCTACGTCCACATCGAGCGGGCGGACTCGCCGCGGCGCGCCGACATCGAGAAGACGCTGCTGTCGAACCTCTTCAAGTACGGCATCACGCTGGGCGTCTGCAAGGTCAACGCCACCATCGGCGTCGAGCCGCACGGCAGCGAGTCGCGGACCGTCGCACCCAAGACCGATCTGCTCAAGCGCTTCCTGGACTGGCTCGCCGTCCAGACGCCGCAGCGCCGGATCATTGCCTACGCGGCCGAGTTCGCAAGCCTGGGCGGCAACCGGCAGATCGAGTTCCGCCCGCTCACGTGGATGCAGGTGGATCGCGCCGCCGGCGAGATCCGCACCTTCCGCGCCAAGCAGCGCGGCAAGAAGCGTGACCAGGTGATCGAGGTCATCGGCATCAGTCCGCAGATGTCGCTGCTGCTGGACAAGCTGGAGGCGATCCGTGTGGACCGCGAGTGCCTCTACGTCTTCCCGACGCGCGACCGGAACCAGTACACCGCCCGCGGCTTCCAGACCCTCTGGCAGCGCAGCGTGCATGCGGCAATGAAGGCCGGCGTCCTCAAGGCCGAAGACCGCTTCACCTTCCACGACCTGCGCGCGTACTACGTGACGCTGCACAAGCAGAAGACCGGCAGGCTGCCCGACATCCACAAGAACCCCGCCACGACGGCGCAGGTTTACGACCGAAACAAGGAGGTCCCGCGGTCGGCGAATTGACCGCGATTTCCCAAATTGGGAAATAAACCCATCATTCGCGGGTTTCACGGCGCCCAACGGAAAACGCCGACAAGACCTAAGTCGTTGTCGGCGTTGCCTTATTCGGTGGGGTGGCTGATGGGA